ATAGTCTTTAAAGCGAGTTTACTTAGTCCCATAATATAGCCTTGTGAACCAACAGTATTTGTCTTATATCCACCACCAAAATTATAAAAACTACTTAGTGAATTTTTATTAATTACTAATTGTCCGTCTCTAGCCATTAAATCTATACCATTCGCTAGTATACTATTATCCTCTCCGTGAGTTCTTGATGTAATAATACCACACTTATTAATTTTTGAGTAAATCTTAACAAATTCAGTTACTACATCATTTAATGGTGCTGTCTCATTAAAAAATACATATAAATCACACTCTTCATCTTCTGGCCTATCTAACCACACTATGTTATTATATGTACAATTATCTTCTATATGTTTTTTTATATCCTCCTCTTCAAATGCACTATTAACCACAACTCCCACTTTTACTTTATTATTTTTTATATGTTTTATAGTGTTAAATTTTAATTGCCCTTCTTGTTTCATCGGAAGATTAGTAAAATGTTTACCGACAAATATAAATCTATTCTTGTGCCATTCATCGTTTACCATACCTACTGATTTATGAATAACTTTAACTTCAAAGTTTACACCAATTTTAACACCTTCTAACCAGTTAGATACACAAAAGTCTATCTCGTAGAAATGAAATCCTTTGAAATAGTTATCAAATTTCTTTTTTATTATATCTCTATCAACTAAAAAGAATAATCCGTCTACTAATAAAGCATCTAATATTTCATTTTTAAAAATCCCTGAGTATTTGGATTGCCATGTTCTGCCTTCATGTGTATGCCATACACTTCCCATCATCTTGGCCCAATTAGTCCACCACATACCATTCTCTGGTAGTTCAGTCGTACCAGCTATACCTAATATCCCATAATCTGGATTATTAGATTTTAATTTTAATAATTTTTTTGCCCAACCTCTGGTTTCAATGATTAAATCATCATGACAAAAAACTATATTATTATTTTTTGCCTCTTTTAATCCTTTATTATATAATTCTGTTAAAGAATATTTCCCAGGATTTTCATAAATGATAATTTCTATATCTTTTAACCCAGATGTTGACTTTAGATGTCTAACATATTCTTCATCTCTCTGCTTTGTACTTACTACTACCGATAATCCCATAATATTATTTTATCCCTGTACTTCCAAAACCACCCGTGTCTCTATCAGTACTTTTTAGTTTAGATACTTTTATATATTTTGCCCAATTAGTATTAACAATATTATTTAAAACTGCTTGAGCTATCCTATCACCAGGATTTATGATGAAAGGAACATCACCTAAATTTATTAGTATGACCTTTATCTCGCCTATATAACTTCTATCCACAGTACCTGGTGTATTAAGAACTGTTATACCATGTTTTAAAGCTAACCCACTTCTAGGTCTTACCTGTAATTCATAATTCTCTGGTAATTCAAAGTAAAGGCCAGTAGGGATGAGTTTCCTTTGTAGTGGATTTATTGTGGTCGATTCATCTAAGTCAGCTCTTAAGTCAAACCCACTATCATCTTTATGTGCGTATTCTGGGTCTTGGTTATTGGACTTATTAACATACTTTACCTCCATTTTTGGAATATCTTCCTCAGTTATAAAAGAAGTTTTTTCCAATTCTTCTAGGTCTATCCCTAAAATTTTTGGTAATTCTATAGGTGCCTCACTCATAGAATTATCACTTGCGTACTTTTCTATTTGAGATAAAGTACTTTTCATTTTCTTATTAGTCTTACTATTCATAATATTTTACTTCAATAATTTTATTTTTAACATTAGTCTCATCACATCTAAAAGGTTAGACTCACATCTGTCTTTTATCACCTCCCATTCTCCAGTATTCTCAACTTCCCAATACAGTTGGTGTGTTTTTTCTGTACTAACTGTTTTTTCTTTTTCTTCTTTTTTTAATCCCATAGATGCTGTTATAACATCTAAAGAATATAAGCCTCTACCTGAAGCAAAACCCCAAACATCTTTTGTGTCTATAGCTCTAATCTCCCAAGGTTTGGTGTCATGATTAGGAAATATTTGTGGTGGGTTTATGCCATTTATAAGCATTCTTTTAGCAACACAGGGGATAGAAAATGATTTTATCTCATGACCACATATTTTAAATCCTAAATTGTCTACCTTATTTAGTAACCCTTTGAATTTAGTTATTATTTCTTTCTCGTTTAGATTATAGTAGGATTCTACTTTTGGTGTATTGTCAGTTTGTAAAAATCCTGCACTTATGCATACAATTCTAGCAAATTCTGGTATTCCTGCGGCTCTTTTTATAAAAATTTCTTCAGACGATAGGTTATCGTCCTCGGTAAACCATTTTCTTATATATTGTAGAACATTATTCTCCCAACTATCATATAATAGAGGGTATTCTCTTTTTAATTCGGTTAGATTAGAAGTTATCCCAGCGGTTTCGATGTTAAAGAATAGTAGTTTATTAAGGTTTTCTGACATAATATTAGGTTTAAATGTTTTATTATAAAACTAACAAATACTATCAGTAAAATCAAACTATATTATTGTCTAATTAAACTTTATTTTAAACGGTCTACGCTTCTATTTTTTGGGTATAATACTTAGGGGTTAGTTGTGGGTGAATAATATCTTCATAAGGCGCTTTAACTAAAGACACGATTTCAGAATCTCTAGTGTCTTCTGCTAAATAATAAGACATTCTTTGTGTTGCCTCAAATACAGATTCTGATTCTAAGATATATTTAAATTTTTTAACTTTTGGGGTTCCGTTATTGTCTATAACACCCGTTTCAAATGCGACTATTGCTTGGTAATACATAATTTTTAGTTTTTATTGTTTTTATCTACGAGCATCTTATAATATTCTGCTCTATTTCTAGTAACCACATCTATATGATATTTTTGAACTGTTTCATATAGTCTCTCTCCTAAATCCTCTCTTAAAGAAGGGTTATTTAGTAAAGTTTTTATGTGTTTATCCCACATCTTGTGGTTTTTATGTGTATCAACTAATAAAGCGTTCCCTTCATTAGTAAACCCACCACCGTATTTAGCGGCGTTTATTAAATCTATTTGATATGGCCCATAATTCTGAGCAATTAATGCTTTCTTATGGAATCCAGCTTCAATAACCTTTAACTGAGATTTAACTCTATTAAATGTATGTTCTTTAATTGGGGCAAGACTCACATCAAATTTATTATAATTAGAAGCATAAGTGGTAATAGGTTTAGTCCATACTCTTCTATAAGGTACATCATCTTCATTATTATATTCTTCATCAATAAATTTTAATAAATGTTTATGATATTGTGGTGAAACTGTAGTAAATTTATTAGTAAAAATTTCTTCATATTTGTACCATATCGATTCATGTGGTTCAATTGGTCTTTGTTTCTGTTCACCTGTTGCCTGGTCTATAAAAGTTATACTTCCTCTAGTGTCAAACCCACACAATACAAATTGTAACTTATCTATATATGGTTGTAATTTCCCTACAACCCCAGATAATATTCTTAAATCTTCCATATGTGAAGACCCTCCTAACCATCCAACCCTTAGTCTATCAGAGTCTTGTGTATCTGATTGGAATTGTTTCTCTCTAGGGTCTACAGCGTTAGGAAACACTTCTACTGAAGAATTTAACTTTTTTATTTCATCAGCAAATATTGGTGTGGTTGTATTAACATGTTCAGCTAATCTTATATTTTCCATGATTAACTCATCTAAGTTATTTTGTTTTACCATCATATGAGCTGGGTGGTCTATGGTTGGTAACCAGTAATCATCTATATCCATAATACTAGTTATCCCCATCTTTTTCAGTTTAGGAGCAACTTTTTTAGATAAATCATAATTAGGTGATAAAGTTCTATGATAGTGAATAATATCATATTGTTTTAGATATTCATCATTCTCTAACTGTGGTTCATAATCTACATCAACCCAAAAATCATCTGGAAATAAGTTTTGTAAAGATAAATGAGGGTCTACACTTCTAAATTTAGATACACCTGTTCTGTCACTCGGTATTACTAGTATTTTAATTTTGCTCATATTTTTCTGTTGTTTGAATAAAAAGTAAGGAAAATAAATGGTATGTCAAACTTGTGGGCATAAAAAAAAGCCCCGTAGGGGGCTTTTTCTTCTTATTCTATCAAACTTAAGATTATCTAAGTTCTCTAATGTCAAATGTTCTAACACCGTCAATTGTAATAGCTCCATAGAATCTATTGTTAACCACCTTCTTAGCGTATCTAGTCATGATACCTTTGATTGGTGCAAAGTTAAATGGATTATACATAGTTGGTGTAAGTTGTAATGGTACATACGGAGCGTAAATATATCCTGTATCTAATAAAGATGTCCCTTTATGTCCAATTAACACTTTGTTAGCTGGGAAATAAGGGTCTCTATATACAGTATATCTACCTGATAATGTTCCAATCTTCTCAATACCCATGTTGTACTGGTCTTGGTCTGGAGCTGCGTTTGAAGCGTGGAAGTATTCTAAGTCATCAAATATTGCCGAGCATTCTGATGAACATACAATCCAGTTCGCACCACCTCTCAACGTAGATTTGTGAATCTGTGCTGAAATTTGGTTAATAGCAGTAATCAGAGTTTGATTCCAGTCTTTTTGAGTATAAGGAGCTTGACCTGCTTGGAAACGTTTCCATCCGTTGTAATCCCATCTTAATGTCCAAGATGCTGCTGCTCTTAAATCTTTAAGAATCTCACGGTCTATCTCAGCCGCAACTTCTTCAGATAATAGAGCTGTTAATTCAGCTTCTGCATCAATGTTATGGAACGCACTAACGTCTTGTGCAAGTTCAGGAGACCAAGTAGCTCTTAATTTTCTTTCTGTTACTGAAACAGTTACAGAGTCTAAATCAAATGATACTTCTCCTAATTCATCCTCAAATTCAAGGTCTTGGTAAATTCTATACTCAGCAGTAAAGTTAGTAGTCGAAAGTGACGACGTAACATTAGCACCAACATAACCATCTACCGATTCACATGTAATACATGCTGGACATGATAAATCTAGTTCTAAGTAAAGGTAACCCTCTATGTCACAAACTGTTTCATAAGTAGAGTCTCTTCCTGGCCAGTAAGCTTTAGCTGTACCTGGATTACCCTCAACAATACCTGAACCGTATTTTTGAGTTACCAATCTAAATGGTACATATCCACCAGCTGCAACTACTTGAGTAGTACTACCAGTTGGACAACAAGTTACTGCCGCAGCAGCTCTAATTTTTAATGAAGATAAGAATTCTTCTGTGTCCATCTCGTTACCGTTAGGACCAATTAATTTACCTGCTCCCGCAGTTGAGAAACCTCCTAATCTAACTAGTAAGCTTCTAAGACCTCCATTAAGACAGTCGTAAGTATTATACGTTCCACTAGCAGTTCTACCTGTAAGAGCGTACCATATACCCGCTTTTTCCATAGTTCCACCAGTAGTATTCCATGTTACAAAATCTGCTGTACGTGTTACAGCTGAATATCTACCTTTCGAAATATCAAATAGCCCTCTACCATCTTCATAGTATTGGTCGTATAAGTTTACTGTGTCATAAGTTTGGTTATTTGCGTTAGTTTGGCCTGGCATCCCTTTAGGTTCATAATGACCCCAATCGTTTGCACCTCTCCAACGTCTGTCTGAAATTTTTGGTACAAAGTAGAACAATTTACCAATTGGTAAGTTCAAAGCTTGTACCGATACAATGTCGTTAGCTAGTAATTTAGAAAATACTCTTCTAATTATTGGGAAAACAACTGTTTCAAATGAACCTGATGCATCAGCTTGTGTCGCCTCATTGATTAAATGAGTCGCTTGGTTTTCATATAACTGAGCAACGTTTTCTCTTGTATGACCTTTAAGACCATCCAAGAATCCAAGTTTGTTCCATTTTTCAATAGTGTCTTCTCTAATAACTTTAAGATGTTTTAATCCGATATTACCTACTAAACCTGATTCTAATAAAGCACCCATAATTTTATATTTTTTTTATGTTTTTATTTATTTTATTTTACTCATGATATCTAAACTTCTTGCGATTTGTGGGTCAACATACGTTCTTGATTCTATCAAGTTCGATGCACCCGTCACAGGAGCTTTAGTTATCTTTTTTTGTACACTTTCACTAAGTTGTACAGTCTTTTTGCTATTTTTGTTTTCTAAAGATTCTTTTACAGCACTTTTTGTACTAGAAGAAAGTTGTTTCTTCATGTTTTTATAAAGTGCTTTAGACTCTTTAAGAGATTCAACTGAATCAAATCTTCTAAGAATGTTAATTTTCTCAGACTTGTTAGTTGTGTGTTCTGTAAACAATTTCGTAGCGTAAGCTAAGTTAGAATTGAATACAGCGACTTCATTTAACTTGTCTCTAAACATTACAAGAGCTTTTTTATATTCTCCATTTTTGCTTTTAAGAACATTAACTTCCCCTTTTAGATTATCGATAGTTTCAGTAAGAACTTTAGTCCCGGCCATTCTTTTTCTTTCGTTTATAAAACGATTTCTTATAGAACGTTTAGACTCTTTCATGTTGATTCCGGCTTTTTCTCTTGCAGCTTTATTGTACTTATTACTTCTATTACCTGCATGAACTTTCTGACCTAGATTATTTCCACGCCACATTTCTTGAAAATCCGATTCACCTTCTTCTCTGGCTGTTTCTTTTCTTTTACCCCCTCGGCCATAATGACCTTTCTTTTTACGGTCTCCCGTTGGGATATCACCTAAACCTCCTCCGTAGGTGGAATCTTCTTCCATGTAGTCTTTACGTTCTTTTTCAACACCGTCAACATCTACTCTTGGGTCTTCACCCTTTTTAGAGCCCCATCTTTCTTCTAGGTCTCCTTCAGGAGTTGTTTCCATATCGATTTCATACATTTGTTCTTCAGCTGCCTCTTTGCCTTGTTCGTATTCATATTTGTCTACGTCACCTCTTTCAGCATCTGATTCATACTCATCTTCAGTAAGTTGGTATTCTACTTCTGCCTCTTCTTCTTCACCTTCATTATCTAGGTCGCCTGCTTCTATGTCAATATCCTTCATTTCTACATCTGCACCTTCGTCCATCTCAGTCTTATCTTCATCTTCCAGTTTCTCTTCACCCGGCCTTGTCACCCCTGGGTCTTCTTTGATTCTCTTTTTAGATTCTTCTAATTCTATTCGGTACTCCTCTCCAGTACCCTCATCTTCTATGCTGATTACATCATCGTCCTGTTTTACGATTACGCCGTCTTCAGCACCCATAGCTTTAAAGACTTTTAGTACATCATCGTCGGATGCTTGTGTTAAGTCTAGTGGTTCAAACTCGTCTTCGCCTTCAGGTGATGGAATTTCTTCTGCGTCTACTTCGTCCGCCATAGCTAAAACGTCTTCCATTTCGTCATCATCTTCCTCATCGTCTATGTCAATAACTTCTTCGTCATCAACCATTGCTTCGAGTTCTTGTTCTTTTATTACCTTTTGTTTTCTTAAACCATTATTAGATAATGATTCTTTTACCAGTTCTTCAATTTCTTCCTTCATAGTAGAAGCAAGTATTTCTTTTGCATTGGATTTCACAGTTTCTTCAATCTGTTGGGCTTCAATCAGAGCCGATTCAAGTAAGGATTTGTTACTCATAAATTATCTGTTATATTTTTATTATAGTTTTATTCATAAATAAATATGAAGGGGACTGTAAAAAGTTTGTGTTTTATACGTCAAAACCCTTAAAAAGTAAGTTTACCTATCTAAAAAGTTATCTAACTTCTTCATCATAGATAAAGCATCTGATTTTGGGGCTGAATAATCTGCTGGTGGTATAGCTTCTTCTATCGTCTCTGCATATTTGTCTTTGTCCTTCATGTCGTTGAATAAATAAGCTCCTGGAGTTGATGGTGAGGACACTAAATCAAAACATATTAACTCAAAATCATCTTGTACTATATTTTTTCCTCCTTCACTTTTTAATGACCCCACACCCCTAGAAGAAATCCCTAGAGTAACACCGTGTCTTAATAAATTAGCTGCTATATCGCCCACACATGAAATAATCCCAGTCTTATGGTAAGCTGGTGAGGTTAGTATTTGGAGTTTTCCCATCAATGTATCTCCGTCCCAAAAAGTTTCTACAACTCTGTGAGAACTTCTTTCTAAATCTACTAATGATGATTCTGGATGGTTTAATTCGGATAAGGCTCTTCCTTGCCCTATTAATTGTTGGTATTTGTCTACTTCTCTTTTTAGTATCTCTGCGGGGTATACTCTACCATTTCTATTTTGTACACCACATTTTTGTAAAACAGCATAAATAAAAACCCCATCGGAATCTTTAAATCCTTTGGTCTCTGTTATTATTTTTTTATTTAATTCGTAATGTGGAGATATGTGCCCCGCATCATTCTCTAATAGGACTCCTTTACCGATTTCGTTTGCTTCAAGTATACGCATAGATTAATATCTTTACATATAAATACAAGATAGATAAATAAAATTATTTTTTATTGGGGTGGAAGTTAAAGTATTTGTTATTTCTAAAATTCTGATTTACAATATGGCGGGTTATTTTGTATACAGAATCTTTAATACCCTGAGACCTGATATCTTCCTTAACTCTAAGAAACAATGTTATTTCACAAGAAACATAACTTCTTTTGTTTGGTTCGATACCGCTGGTACGTAAGTCTAAATCTACAATATTTTTATCTAATTTGAATAGGTTATTGTCCAATACTTCATTTAAACTCATTTTAATATCTCTTTTTAACAATCCAACAACTCTAACCCAATTACTCACTTCATTAATTGGCTCGGCCCAGGATGAGAAATTAATATATAGAGATTTAAAATTCCTATAGTCTACAGTTCCATAGTTAGTTTTAAAACTAGGATGTATATTAAATTTGATTTGTTTTCCTGACTTCATAATATATTCTACTTTATATATAAAATATACTAAGTAATACTGTAGAAGTCAAAATAATATTAGGATAGGTCTTCCTCTAATTGTTGTAACCTGAATAAGTCTTTCTTCTTGTAACCACAATTAACCACTTCATTTTCTACCGTTAAAAGTTTGTTTTTTAATTCTTCATCAGTAGATTCATTAATTAGGTTACTTAATATATTATTTAAGTTATCTTTAGTGGAGTCTACTTTTTCTTTTAGTGTGTCTCTTTTAATAGATAGGTATTCTTTTAATTTATCTTTTTCTGATTCACTTAAAGATGAGTATTTCTCATTATATAATTTAGCTAAACTAGAAACTAATAAAGAATGTCTTACAGAGGTAGTTTCATTAATTGGGTTTTCCGGTTGATTTAAAAATCCAACCAATTCTTTTTTTATATCATTATGTTGTCTTGGGTTGTAAGAAAAATTTTCAAAAATAAGGGTATCTAACTTCTGATATATCTTTTCGGTGTCACCTTTATAATAAGGGCTACTCTCTAGGAGTTTATTGATATTGTCAGATTCTTTTATTAGGACATTAGATTTAGATTTTAATTCAGATAGGATATTTTCTAAGAAAATTCTTGCTTCATTTTTATCTGTGAATCTCTGTTTATCTATTTCACCGTATAGTGTAAAAAATTCTCTTAGGGTTTTAGTCTTCCTTAAAGACCCCATTAATACATTAAAATTTCTTTTAAATGTTTTTTTGTTAGAATATGATTCTGTTAGAATGTCGTTAATTCCTTTTTTTATTTTACCAAACATAAATTATATTTTAATATAAATATCTAATCTTTTAGTAAATCTTCGAGGTTCTTACTAACGTGTTCCAATTTCTTAACCCCCTTATTTAGTTTGATGCTACCATTATTTAACCTGTCCTCTAGGATTAATGGAAGGCCCGATTCTCTGGTAAACATTTCTATTTCTAACTCCGCTCCCATATCTGCTCCTCCAGCTCCTCCTTCTTCAGCTGCTGGTTCTTCTGGGGGTGCGCCACCTTCTTCTCCGCCTCCTCCTGTTGGTGGTGGGGGTGGTGTCTCGCCAAATCCTCCCTCTTCTTCACCTGTATCTGCACCGGCTTCTGCTCCTTCTTCGCCCTCTACTTTTGGTGCTCCATATAATTCATCAATCTTATCGAATATACCAGTACTTGTTATAACTTCTCCAGTTTTGCCTAGTTCTTCACCAACGGCTTTCTCTATTCTTTGTTGTTGTAAGTCTAACTTAACTTCTTCATCACTCATACCCAATACATTCTTTTTAGCCCACGTTGATGACGTTGCCTGAATTCCATTTCCTGGGTCGGTAACACAATCTCTATATAGTGTCACTTTTTCTTTCCATAATTCAATCTTTAATAAATCTGATTGTGTAGACGGATTAGTTAATCCTAATGTAAAATTATCTAATTCATCCTCAAACCCTAATATATACAAATGAATTATTGCTATCTTATTTAATTCTTGTATAATAGCTTTTTGTATATGATTTATTGTTCTTGCAAATCTAATATCTTGTAATGATAAGTTTTTACCTTCTCCCACTACTTCTTCAAAACCTAAGAAAGCTTTAGGTACTCTTAATGCTGCTAATAATTTTTTCTGTATGTATTCTATATCCGCTATCTCACTTAAATTCTGTGCACCAGGTAAAGTTTCTATAGGCATCGGTGCTGCTGGGTCACGAACAGGTATAAAATAATCTTGGTCTACAGCTAACTGATTATATCTTAAGTCTACATTACCATTTATTGGGTCTACAACCTGGTCTCTTTTAAACTTATTAGCGATTCTTTGTACATAAGCCTCCACATCTTTATCATCCATGTTTCCAACATACACTTTAAATACTCTTCTCTCTGGGGCTCTAGAGGTTCTATAAATTAACATAGCATCTTCTGCTAATAATAATTGTTTCCATATTCTTCTAGATTTATCTAGTACTGATGTACCATATGGTAATCTCCTATCATCCCCTAATAATCTAAAATGAGCGACTTCCCAATTTTTAAAAATCATGTCCTTATCTTTCCAGCCAAACTCTATCTTTCTTTCTTCAGTGTCACCATCAAATGCCCCAGTACCATATGCGTCTGGTTTATTTTCAAGTCTTTCAATTTCTATATTAGGTAATTGGTTGACCCCTAGAAGTCCTTTCTTAGGGTCTACTTTAAGGTATACGAAATTATCACCATATTTACAGGTATTTCTCACCCACATTGGTAGATTGGTTTCGATGTCTATTACATTATTAAATAAATCTGCTAATATACTTTTTATCCTTTTTGATTCAGAATATATATTCAACATAAATCCTTGTTCTGACATTGTAGTTGCTTCGTCTGCCATAATATCTAAAGCTGCTGAAATTTCTGGAGTAAACTCCATAGATTCATAGTCATAATAAGAAGCTAATCTTGTAGGTTCATAATATACTGCTTGTTGGTAAAGTTGATTTTCTACCTTACTCCATTGATTAGTTAAATAAGCTGTCTGTTGAGCCTGGAGTTTTTCTTTTTCGAACTGAGATTTATTGTCTGTTCTTAAAAGAACTTCCTTATCAAAATCATAGGATGGTTTTGGTGCTCTTGGGCCTTGTGGACCAAATAAGGACGCTAATCTCTGAAATACTGTTAAATTCTTTTTTTCTGCCATAATCTTAAATTTACGATAAAAATATCGGTTGTCAATTATCTAGACAACATAATCACATATAACATAATCTTCTAATACATATGTTACATCACAATCAACTTCTGGAATAGGTTCAAATGGGACAGCTGATTGTACGTTTCTTTTATCCAAGTCAGGTGGGAACCATATCCATTCATAAACCGTTTGGTCTAGTGCTTGTCTTAAGTTCTTTTTAATACAACGCCCAAAACGATTTCTAGTTAATCCTTTTCCACATTTATTACCACCTACTTTTCTTACACCCATATAATTATTATTTTAGTCCCCCGAACAACCATAAATATTCTTTCGGATTATTTGGGTCCATATTAACTGGCCTACCTGAAACTGTATGTGGCCTGAACGCTGGTTGTGGTCTTGCCCCTGTTTCCTCTCTAGCTGTTTCATGTGTAACCCAACTATCTAACATTGCTTTTGCTTGATTTGTATTTCTCTCTAATTCTGCAAAAGAATTTTGAGATACATATAATGCCATTGAAATTGCCATAATTAAGTCGTCATGATGTCCTTTCATATGGTCGGGACGCCCATTTATATAAACAAATGTCTTAAACTCATTAATCAATCTATGTGACCTAATAATAAAACCCGTTCTCAATTGTTCTTCTAAAGCTTGTACTATCTGTGCTCTTTTACTATTGAAGTTAATTCCGGGACATTTATCTGCTTGATTTGGATTAAATTTCCATATATCATTAGATTTTACATTATCATAATATAAGTTCTTGTACCCCAGTTCTATCAACTTCCTTGAAGTCGATACACCCATACCACCAGTAATGTCCACAACAATAAAACAATTATATTTTAAAGCCCATTTATTTGCAAGTTCAGCTGCAATATCTGGTGGAATTTTACCTAAATATTCTACCACCTGTTCTCTTGCATCAAAATCTGTAATAATAAAAGATGTAAAATCATCACTATCTCCTCTAGAAACATCTATACCCATAATATAACGATGACCTTCTTTCGGTTGCTTCCAAACCCATAAGCTATTGCCCACCCATACTTCTAGTGGGTCACAAACATTTTTCATTAAATTTTCTATCGTATCTGGTGATATAACATTATCTCCGGACCCCAAAAAGGCACACTCTAATTCTTGTGATATTTTTCTTCTATCAAATTTTAGTTTTTTGCACATTTCTTCAAACCAATCACTAAATGGTTTGTATCCTAATTCTTCTAATTCATCAGCTCTTTCTAATTGATTATATAAAATTTCAGATTCATCGTATTCATCTCTATTTAATAAAAAATGTGTAATATCTTTAGTCTTAATCCATCGTAAATCTTTATTAAATCTTGGGTCATTATACCACGTTAATCTACTAATTTTAAATTGATTTAATCCTCGTAATGATTGGTCAAATATTTCATAATATATTCTATCAAAACCATTAGGTGTAGATATTACGATAACTTTACCACCGGTAGCTAAGGATGCCATACACGCCGCCCATAAGTCGTCACCAGTTTCTATATATGCAGCCTCATCAAATATTAACATTGTAGGGGTATACCCTCTCAAAGCATCCACAGATGTAGCGACAGCTTTTACTTCTGAGTCGTTATTTAATTTATAATGTTTTTGGGTGTCTTTATCTTTAGAAAATCCTACATCTATCCACTCTGGCCACTGTCGTAAAAAATTTCTAATTTTACTTGCCATTTCTACTGCTGTATCTAATTTATTAGCTAATATAAGTATTTTTTCTGGTTTTTCTTTAGACGAAAATTGTAGTATTTTAGATATCCATGCTGATGTAACTGTAGATACTCCCGCCTGACGATATTTTAAAACTATATTATCATTGTTATTTTCATAGTCATTAACCATGTCTATTTGTTCTGGGAAAAGTTTGAATGGGACGTACTTACTCTTTGTGTTATCATAAGTTTCTAAATATGTGCGCAATGCATATTCAGTGTCTTTATAACACTTGGCGTATTCTAATATATATTCTTGTTTATTCATGTCCATATATAATAAATATCGACAGAGTCATTCTAAGAGTGCGATTCTATTGGCTTTGTAAGAAATTCAATTCATCTGGTGATAATGAGCCCATACCTTGATTAAATATCTTATCAAGAATAGTATCCATATCTAAATCAGGTGACGTACTTCGTCTTGGTTTGGGTTGTGGTGTTGGTTGTGGTGTTGGTTGTGGTTCTTCTGAACTCAAACTTTCATCATAATCATCTTCTTGTAAATCTGCAATAATAGATTTTACAATCCTTTGAAGTTCCATTTTACCCTCTTCAGTGCCCGATAGAATCTCCTTTGCTAAATCAAAGAATTCTTCTGGTTCCATTCTTGTGAATTCACTGAAAAGATAATTTTGTATCTCAGCTTTATCTTCATCCATAAGGTCTGCTGGGTAAGCTGCTCTAAATTTTGACCAAATTACTGGACCTAACCTTAAATCCCATATTTCTGCTGGTAAGGTATCAGTTTCCTTCATAACCATTTCAGCTTTTCTAGGGTCACTAGGAAGTCCTTGTGAAGCTAATAATTCCATTACACCTTTTATTAATTCATGTACTAAAACTGGGAATGTTATTCCTTCAGCTTTAATTGTCGGTGGGTCTGTCTCTATATCTATCTCTTCTTTTCCAGCTGCCGCTTCTCCTCCTTGCCCCATCATTTGAGCTGTTTCATCTGGCAGAATCCAATATACTAAATCATTAACTGACATCATAACACCATATAAATCTAATAACTCTGGATTTATGGAATTTATTTTTTCTGGAATCATATGATACAAATAATGCCCTTTCTTAGCTGAACCTTGTATTAAAGAATTTATAAACCTTCTCTTTTCTTTCTCAGCGTCAAACATTTCAAATGTGCCAAATAATTCTTCTTCACTCTTCATTTCTTGTTGTGACGGTTCTTCCTCCTCCTCTTCTCCTTTTTGAAATCCTGACATGTCTACTTCTCCCATACCCACAATCTTAGCGTCAAATTGTACAGCGTCTTCAGGTAGTGCCATATATTCTCTTACCAAGTCTACAGCTAAAGTTTCTAACTCTGTTTTATTTTGTGATTCTATCTGTAATATTTTCATAGTTGAGTCCCTTAACATCATTTGGAGTTGCATGAACTCATTTTGTGTTACTTGCTCTAAGCCTGTATATTTTTTAACGTTATCTACAACATCCTTAAATCTTTCAGATGCTACTAACTCTTCAAAATTATCTGGGATACCATCAGCGTCAACATCAGGAAATGCTGGGTTATCACCTAAAGGAAAATCTTGTGAACCTATTTTTTGTTCAATGTCTGGTGCCATTCTTTCTGGCCTATCACCATAATCAATTGGTGGTGCTTCTAATAATTGTGCTTTTGTATACTCTGGAAGGGCTTTAGGTTTTGGTTTAACTCCAGGATGTGGTTTATATGGAGTACCTCTTCTTCTAGGTGGAGTTTTTATTCCTGGTTTTGTTGGGGCTATGGTAGGTAATCCTGTTTCACCAGGAGCACCCATACCACCCGACAATATAGATTCAAAATCTAACCAGTCAGGTAGACCGGTTTCTTCATCAGTTTGTACATCTTCTATACTAACAACCTCTTCTGTCTCATTAATTGTTCTTATTAATTCTGCTTTTGTCATCGCAGGTCTAGCATTTTTTTCTACTATTTCTTTTATCCAATTTTCTACTAATTTAGGGTTAGTATTCTCTATACTTTCATCTTGTTCAACTTTCTCAGGTAAAGTATCAAAATCTTCTGTATCATCAGAAAATTCTTTAGTATATTTTTTCCATTTCTTTCCTTCTTTTCCTGGTTCATTAGATTTTGCATAAAAATATCTTGCTTGAGCTTTTGAAGCAAATTTTTCTATTAGGTGTTGTTTTGTTACACCTTCAAACATACCCATACCGTCATCATCTTCTTTTGGGTTACCGAACCCATCGTCCGTATCTGGACCAACTTGATGTGGGTCTTGTGTTACTTCACCTTCTCCTGGATGTATAGTATCTTCATCATAACCTTCTTCTAAATCATTCTCATCTATTACATCTTTTTTTCCGTTAACATCTTTTTTTAATTTCTTTCCATCTACTGATGCATCTGGAAAATTTTCTTCTAAATCACCCATTTCTTCTTCTTTTTTTGATATCTCACTATAAGCTGTTGATAGTGCTAGATGGTCTTTCGATAACTCTTCTGCAGTTTTAGGTTCTTCTTCTTTAATTACCATAGTGTGTAACATATTCATGCCACCCTCATTAAGTTTACTTAATAATTCTATAGATAACCCTTTATTGAGTAATCTTTTAATTTTTATTCTATTTTGTTTTGTATTCGAGATTTTTGACATAATTTAAAATTAAATCTTTTGTATATAGTTTATCTTCAACCAACTTCAAATTCTCACCAAAAGAGAAAACTAGTCTTGAGTCTGTGGTATTTTCATCGTCATATATCTCCCAACATAATGCAATGACATTATCTACCGCGTCACACATACCAAAATAATCAGAATTTTGGATTAGTTCAAATTGTATATTACTACCATACAATGTGCCTACCTTCGTAATTGTTCCTAAATGTGGGGGATTAGGGCTTCCTTGTGCTGGTGTTTTATCCCAATCATCTCCACAAATTTCAGATAAAGTATCTGAGAAGATAAATTCGTACACATTTTGCCCTTTATAATTGGGTCCGAGTTCATTTACATAGACAAGGAACATGATTAATTTATTAAGATTTTAAACCCTTTCTACTAATCTCTGTAACCTTACCATTACTATTAAACACTAAAGAACCTTTAGTATTTTTACCTACTACTTCAATATTGTCGTTTTCAGTTAAAAAATTTCTACTAGCTGTTTCTTGTTCTATAGTTTCGGTATGTTCCAAGATAGAAGCTATATTTCTTGCCTTAGTTAACTTAGATTCTAAAAAGTTGTTTCTTTTTTGTTTATTATTTTGTTTCTCCTCTTTACTAATTTTAAAGTACTTGTTAATTACTTCACTCACTCTATCATATCCTTCATTAAGTTCATCGCTATTTGTGGTCCTAAAAATTGATGATAATTCATCATCACTAAAATCCATTTTGTTTCCTCCTTTTCTCATGCCTCTTAATGTTTTTTCTAAAGCTTTATCAGCCATATAACCACCTACTGCTTCGCCTGCCATACCAGCTATTTGTGGGATTTGCTCTTCTAATTCTACTTCATCTTCCATTTCAAAATCCTCAACACCTTCTTCATCTTCCATATCAAATTCTTCTTCACCACTAACTTCCATATCGGACATATCGTCTAATTCGTCATATTCAGAATCTACATCATCAAATTTCTCTACAATTTCTTCTTTATCCTCCGCGTCTAAATTGTCAAGATTAACAGCCGAAATAACTGAATTTAATACATATTTTATAGTTTCAGAATCTAATTCACCTTTACCTTCTGCTTTACGTAATTTTTGACCTAATTTACCAGTTAATTTTTGAATGCTTTTTACAGCGTCTTCCTCCTCTTCAGCTCCATCATCAGTTACCTCTACATCCATGTCCATATCTATATCTTCTTCACCACCTTCTACATCCATATCCATATCCATGTCCATATCTTCGCCTTCAACACCCATATCTTCATCTTCAATACCCATATCAAAGTCCTCTACTTCTTCAGCTTCAGGTTCAGGGGTTGGCACATCTACTTTTAATACTTTTCTTTGTTCTTCTATAGCACCGTAATTGTTAGCTTCATTAATAGATTTCATTTTAAAGTTTAATCTTTTTAAAGCTGCTGAATAAGAAGAGAAAGTTTCTTTTCTAGAATTTAATAAACCATCAATATGTGAAAGGTTATTTTCGTCTTTACCAGATTTTATAAAGTATTGTTTATTCTCTTTTATTATAGCATAAACATTACCATCTTGTCCTCTAGTACTATAATGAGTATTAGAATAACTTGTTGGGGTATCGATTGTTTTTACAATTCCCGCTATTTGTTTTATTCTATCTATTTTTTCTTGTAATGGTAGTTTTTCACTTCCTACTGGTTTTAATCCGCTCATTTTTAAAATTTTTATTTTTTTTTTATTTTAACTAAATTGTCCTGGCCCACCTAGACTACTTCCTCCTAATGTATTTGGATAAAAAGTATATCCACTATAAATACCTGCTCCGCCTGGTAGATTCGGTGATGCGGCCGCTGCTGCATTTACATTATGTGCATCCCCACCAGCGAAAGGCCAAAACTTTTCTCTCATGGTTTGTGTTTCGTCCTCCCAACAATCATGACAACTACAAGTAAAACATGCATTAGCTAAAGTACCACCAACTGAAGTTATAATTACGTCAAGTGTGCTACCTGCTGCTATTCCTATTGTTTGACCATTAATTCTTAAACCGGTTACCGCACCATCTGCATATACTGAAGTACATGTTATACCAGTCAAATATCCGGAAGGTCCAGACATAAACGGTTGAATCGCTGAATCACAGTATATTTTGTTACTCGAGCTGTTATCGTATCCTATTGCCATATTTTAAGTCTATTTTCTTTCTTATAAATACTTCGATTAAAAAGAAAAAATTTATATAGTTAGTATGTTATCTATAAGTTTATTCTTTAAATCAATTAATTTTTTAATATACCCGTTTCTTCTTAATACTTTGAACACTAAATTCTCATAAGAATACTCTCCGCCTGATTCTAAACCACAACTTCTATATTTCTTTAATTTGGCTTTAATGTTCTCAATTTCTTTTAAAATTGTTTCTGGTTTAACGTTCTTAGACCTATCTATTATTCTATCTATAGCATCTATCCAATTAGTTGCTTTTTCATCTAACTTTTTATCATCTATTGTTACATGTTTGTAGGAAGGTTCAACTATCCATTTATTGTATAGTACTGAATATACCCCGCTTGAATGGTGAGGTTCTCTATAATCTTGTGAGTATACTTCTACCTCATAACCATCTATAGTAATATCGTGAGTACTATTCCATATAGTTTTTTTACTATTTAAGTACTTTCTAACAAGTTCGGAGTTTTTGTCTATTTCTGAAAAATCTAAAATTAAATGTAAGTCGATATCAGAAAATTTACTCCAGTTGAAGTTCGCTAGACTGCCGGTTATAGTAACATCATATATGTCACAATCTTGTGTACTAATATCACAGGTTAGCTCTTCCATCCCACTATAATCAAGAAATCTATTTGCTACCTTTAGTAGTGTGGACCTAACTTCAGGGTTTAAAGTATAGGTCCCATCTTCATTCTCTTCCCAGATTGATGGTGCTAAATGGTCTTTTGTTTTAAAACTTTTTAGTACTGCTGATTTTACTCCCATAATCTATAAATATTTTTATAAATAAAAAATGGTTGCAATCGCAACCATTTATTAATGTGGACATGATATTATTAACTATTATGTTCTATTATTATACTTCTTCCAGTATTCAAAAGTCTCTCTATCCTTCTTAGAACCGTGTACTACTGGTTTCCAAAAGATAACTAAAGTTAATATAAGTAAAATAAATGCTATCATAATATTATTTTTTTTTAAGGTTAGAGCGGGTGGGTGGTCCAAGCCACCATCTACCTACTGGAATGTATGCCGCTTTTATCTTTAAGCTACACCCGCGTAAATTACTGATTATTGATTAGGTTATATACCTCATTAGTCTTCTTATTCAGAACCCTAATCTTTTTTGGTTCTTCTTTCATCTCTAAAACAAAATTCTCCATTTCTTTTTCAGAATCAAAATTATAACTTTTAATTTTTCCGTCGTTGTATATTACTCCTATTCTAATCATAACTAAATTTTTTTATTATTTAGATACAAATATACGAATAAAAAATATACTACACAAATAAATTACTTCTTAATTTCGTTATATCTGTATTTTTTAGATATCTCTCTGTTAAAGAATTTTCCTTGACTTTCTGACATCCTAAACTTGGTGAATATGCTATGTGGCACATCGTGGTATTGATATTTTCTACCACCTTTAAATGTAACTAGAAGTTCACTTGTCTTCGTATCATAGTCTGTATAAGATATGTTACTTGACGCATATTCGTTTAATATTCTAGTTCCTTTTACTTCTTCTTTTTTAATCATTTTAAAAATTTTTTTAAATGCTTATATTATATAATTATTCCTTTACCTCTTCATATTCTACATCTGTAGTACTTTCTTCAGCTGTAGGTTCTTGTCCTGCCTCTTCTTGCGTAGTCTGGTAAAGTTTAGTGCTTATTTCATTCCAATCACTAGTGAGTTTTTCCTTTAATGTACTTATAGACTCCATATTTTTATCTTTAATGGCATCTTTTAATTCTTTAAGAACACTTTCTAGTTTGGTCTTGTCCTCTTCATCTAACTTATCACCAAATTCTTCAATTTGTTTTTCTGTTTGGTACACTAAAGCATCTACCTCATTCAACATATTTATCTCTTCTTTCTTTCTTTTGTCTTCTGCTGCATTTGTTTCAGCGTCCATTCTCATCTTTTTAATTTCCTCTTCTGATAAGCTACTTCCGGATTCAATTTTGATATTTTGACTCTTACCCGTTCCCTTATCATTTGCTTTTACATTAATAATACCATTAGCATCAATATCAAATGTAACCTCAATTTGAGGAATTCCTCTTGGTGCAGGTGGAATATCTGTAAGTTGGAATCTTCCTAATGTTCTGTTGTCTCCTGCCATAGGTCTTTCTCCCTGTAGAACATGAATGTCTACTGCTGGTTGATTGTTGGAAGCTGTGGAGAATACCTCACTTTTAGATGTCGGTATTGTAGTATTTGATTCTATTAATGTTGTCATTATGCCACCCATAGTTTCAATACCTAGTGATAATGGGGTTACATCTAATAATAAAACATCTTTAACGTCACCCGCTAATACACCACCTTGTATAGCAGCTCCCATCGCTACTACTTCATCTGGGTTAACCCCTTTAGATGGTTTCTTTTTGAATAACTTTTCTACCGCTGCTTGAATAACTGGTATTCTAGTTGAGCCACCAACTAATATTATATCATCAATCTCACTAACTTTTATGCCAGCATCTTTAATTGCTTTTCTACAAGGTGCTAAACTTTTTTTAACCAATGAGTCTACCATAGATTCAAACTTAGCTCTAGATAATGTACGAACTAAATGTTTTGGTCCAGTATTGTCTGCCGTAATATAAGGTAAATTAATCTCTGTATTTGTAGAAGTTGATAGTTCTACTTTTGCTTTTTCTGAAGCCTCTCTTAACCGTTGTAGAGCAGATGCATCATTACTTATATCCATACCACTCTCTTCTTTAAATTCTTTAATTAACCATTCTATGATTATCTCATCAAAATTATCTCCACCTAAATGTGTATCACCATTGGTAGATTTTACTTCAAATACACCATCAGCTATCTCTAATATAGAAATATCAAATGTACCACCACCTAAATCATATACCGCTATAATTTTTTCTTTTTTCTCATCTATCCCATAAGCTAATGCTGCTGCGGTTGGTTCATTAATAATTCTTAGGACGTTTAATCCTGCTATTTCACCTGCTTCTTTAGTGGCTTGTCTTTGTGAGTCATTAAAATATGCTGGTACCGTTATGACGGCGTCTTTTACTGTTTCTCCCAAATATTCTTCTGCTGTTTTTTTAAGATTCTGTAATACTACAGCTGATATTTCTTGTGGGAGATATGTCTTTCCGTCAATTACAATATCAACATTTGAGTCGGTGCCTTTTTTTACAGTATAAGCCATTTTTTTAGCTTCCTTACTTATTTCACTAAATTTGCTACCTATAAAACGTTTTATAGAATAAACTGTATTTTTTGGGTTTGTTACTGCTTGTCTTTTAGCTGGGTCCCCAATAACCCTATCTCCATCTTTAAACGATACAACCGAAGGTGTTGTTCTTTTACCCTCCGAATTAACAATTATGGTAGGAGACCCACCTTCTACTACAGAAACACATGAGTTTGTAGTACCTAAATCAATTCCAATTATTTTTGCCATATTAACTTATTTTTATTTCTTTTTTATTATTACTATTTTTTACTAATTTAGGCACTTCTATACCTAAAATACCATTTTCTACCTTTGCTTTGATGTTATCCATATCAACATTCTCAGGTAATCTATAATCTAACTCTAATTCTGTATTATAGAAGTCTCTTCTAATATAAGTTTTATTATCTACTTTAAATTTATCCTCTGATTTTGAACTTATGTTTAAATGCCCACGTTCTGCTGTTATAGAAATATCTTTTTTTGTAAGTCCTGGAACTTGCATTTCTAACCTATAAGAATTATCGTCTTCTAATAAGTTACTTCTTCCAGTAGATATTGCTATATTATCAGGCGTTACAGTGGGTAAATAACTGTCAGTTTCGAGGAATGGGTCGTTGAAGAAGTCATCTATCACTCTCCCCAAGTTTGTTCTCTTTGTTTTTAACATAATCATTTTTTTTTAAATTTATTAAATATTATTATTTTATTCAAGTAATTTATATTACTTTTACAATAAGTTTTACTACAAATAGTATACCACTAATAAATATACAAAAAAATAATGACATAATGTCATGTAATGGGTAAAAATGTCACTACCATAATATTTTTACATTTTATAAAACATTTTATATATTTGTTTAAACACTTTAAATTATAACATATGAAAGAAAAAATAGAATCAACATTTTCTGGTATCGAAGAAGAAGGAGCCCAGAGTAAGAAACCAAAGAAAAATAAAGGAGAAAAATCAAGTAGAACACCTATCCTAGATAACTTCTCTAGAGATTTAATAAAGTTGGCTGGTGAGGGTAAATTAGACCCTGTAGTAGGTAGAAAAGCTGAGATAACTAGAGTAGCACAAATATTATGTAGAAGAAAGAAAAATAACCCAGTTCTAATTGGGGGTCCGGGGTGTGGTAAGACTGCTTTGGCTGAAGGGTTGGCACTCAAAATTCATAGCGGTAAATGTCCACGTAATTTATTAGATAAAAAAATTGTTGCATTAGAACTGACTAGTTTAGTAGCTGGCACTAAATACAGAGGCCAGTTTGAGGAGCGAATGAAGGCTGTCTTAGAAGAACTTAGAGAAAATCCAGATATTATAATTTTCATAGATGAATTACACACAGTTGTAGGTACGGGTAATTCTTCTGGTTCTCTAGATGCAGCTAATATTTTTAAACCTGCATTAGCAAGAGGTGAATTACAATGTATCGGAGCTACTACATTAGATGAATATAGAGAAAATATAGAAAAGGATGGTGCGTTAGAAAGAAGATTCCAAAAAGTTATGGTGGAACCAACAACTATTGAAGAAACATTAGAAATACTAATTAACCTAAAAGAAAAATATGAAGACCACCATAAAGTGGTTATTAGTAATGAAATACTAAAACTCTGTGTTAAGTTAGCAGAAAGATACATCACACATAGAGAATTTCCTGATAAAGCAATTGACATAATGGATGAAGTGGGTGCTAAAGTTCAAGTAGATATAGAGTATCCTGTAGAAATAGAAAGTCTGCGTAAGAATATTAATAAATTAGGTGATGAAAAAAAATCTGTTGTAAAATCACAACAATATGAAAAGGCTGCACAACTAAGAGATAAAGAGCTGAAACTACTTAAGAGGTTGGATAGTTTAAAGTTTGCGTGGGAACTAGAAATGGAAGAAAAAAGAACTGTTGTAGATTTAGATGATTTATATACTGTTGTTTCCCAAATGACTAAAATACCATTAAGTAAATTATCTGAAAATGAAATGGCTAATCTCATAGACTTGGAATCAAAACTAAGAGAGCATGTTGTAGGACAAGATGAGGCTATTGAAAAAATATGTAAAGCTATTAGAAGAAATAGGGTCGGTATTAGAGACGGTTCTAAACCTATAGGCACTTTTATGTTCCTAGGGCAAACCGGTATAGGTAAAACACACCTAGCTAAATCTTTAGCAAAAGAAATATTTGGTTCAGCAGATTCTCTAATTAGAGTAGACATGTCAGAATATCAAGAGAAATTTAATACGTCTAGACTGATTGGTTCACCTCCTGGTTATGTTGGGTATAATCAAGGTGGACAATTAACCGAGGCTGTACGTAATAAACCGTATAGTGTTGTATTGTTTGATGAGATAGAGAAAGCTCATCCAGATGTTTTTAATATACTTCTTCAAGTCTTTGATGATGGTCATATGACTGATGGGATGGGAAGAGTTATTAACTTTAAGAATACTTTAATAATTATGACTTCGAATATAGGGGTTAAAAAACTTCAAGACTTTGGTAATGGAATAGGTTTTAATACTTCTGCTAGATTAGAGAAAAAAGAAGAAGCACTGAAGGACATAATTGCTTCTCAATTAAAAAAGTCTTTTAGCCCAGAATTCTTAAATAGAGTAGACGATACTATCGTATTCAATTATCTAGATGAAAAAAATATAGAAGAAATTGTTAAAATAGAACTTAATAACCTTAAAGAAAGATTATTAGAAAAAAATTATAATATAACCTTCAATGTTTCAGTTAAGAAATTTATAGCTAAAGAATCATATGATGAAAAATTCGGAGCAAGACCTTTAAAAAGAATGATTCAAAATAAAATAGAAGACTTTATATCTGAAGAAATTCTAAAAGGAAAGATTAAAGAAAATTGTAAATATTCTATTAGTATGGATAAGAAAACAGAAAAACTTAAATTAAAAAGTCTCTAGATTGTCATTACAACAATTCGTAAGTCTGTTATCTCTGCTACACCAGTAACTTTAATTGTGTCATAATTCATGATATTAATGGTTACAGACGCATCTCCAAGTATAATGTTTGTGCTGCCAATATCTGAATTTGTTCCAATTGCAGAAACTAAGACATCTCTGCTGTTGAGATTGTGAGTTACGTATATTATCTCTGCGAGTCCTACAGCTAATTGGTCTGTTACATATTTTCTGGATATACCCATCATCGTAGTTCCAGATGTAAATGTTTTACTTGGTGCTGGAATAGCTATTACTCCGTTACCAGACGTATTCGCGGAATAAATTGTTGACCCTGTTATATATGCATTAGTTAAATGGAGCCCTTTTCCATCTGTTACGAACGCTTCTATATTACCTACTGAATTTATTTTAACACCAGAACCTTTAATTTCACTAATTATAGTGTCGTCCCCAAAATCAGTTTTTGTACCATCAGAAGAATCTACGGTGGTTCTACCGTCTAATGTGTATACATTGGTGGCGTGTACACTTGTAGCTGACATTGTATCCCCTGTTAAGAATGTGGATACTGACATACCACCAATTAAATCTATTTTACCATCTTCACCTCCAGCTTCTAAACTAGAATTAAGTCTTAATACGCCATCTATGGTTGTATCACCACTAATATTAGTTGTTCCACTAATTGTTAATGGGACAGGACCAATACCTACTTTATTTGGCCAAATAACAACTATATTATCATCTGCTCTAAATAAAGCAGTACCAGGATATGTACTAGCTGTTATGATTAAACCACCACCAATTGTCACATCTTCATTAAACCTACTATCACCCACAAAAGAAGTTAGACCAGAAACACTGAATGCTCCATCTAAAGTAGTATTACCTGTTACTGATACTACTTGTGTATTCACTTCACCAGAAACAGATAATTTAGTATCAGGATATTTCAATCCAATACCTAAATCACCACTATTTCTCATTCTTAATAAACTAGTATCGCCTGAATTAACTATGTGTAAAGCATCATAATTAGGTGTATCAGACCAACCTGCAATTAACATACCACCTCTATCGGACCAGTTATCAAAACTACCACGACCGTACCCACCACCAACAGCAAAAGTACCTCCTGTTGACACATAGAGTAATCCAGTTGTTGAGCTTTGACCTGAACCAGCGTAAACTCCTTGGTTTAGTGTTTCAGATTCAAACACATCTACCTTACCTGTAGCATCCCTGATTTGGAATTGATTTTGAGAATTACCAGCATGAATAACTCTCCATTCATGTATTGGTTGTGTATTTGAAGTTCCACTATAGTGAGTTAACGATAGAGCCATATATCCACTTACCGTACCAACAGCATCTTCATCTACTCTAATTTCCACTTCTGGAGCATTTCCATTTCCTCTAACTAAAAGTTCTGGCCAACTATCATTATTTTTACCACCCCCTATTTGAACGACATCATTAATTGTTACAGCTGTTAATTGAGTTATATCTTTATTATAGGTGTTTCCAGAATTACAATATCCGTATATACGTGGAGACCAAAGTGCACCATCTAGATACATTTCTGATGTACCACTAATTTGTCCTATTACTGTAAGTGGTTTAGTTGGGTTCATTGTACCAACACCTAAATGTGTAGAACCTGAACTTTCTGCATTTACAATATCATAAGGTAATCTATTACCAGCTTTAACTGCTATAGCTGAAATATTTAGAGCTTCAAACTCTGTGTTTTCTCTGGTTGGGTTTGAAGTGGGTCTTTGTCCAAATATTGAAGTGTTTCCACTTTGTATTATATATGTTTTACCAGAAGCTGCTTCACCAAGACTTTGTCCTAACTCTAATTTTGTGCCACTATCATAGTTTTGATTGAATAACGCTATCCTACCGTTTGCCGGTCCTGCTTCGTCAACATCTACTGTGAATAACGCGTTATATTTTTCAGTTGGGTTTACCCCGAAAGCTACCTCATAACCATCACTAGAATTACTAAATCTAGACGTAAGAACGGTATCATCATATATCCTTAAACTATCTTGAGTGGTACTTGTATTATTTATTGTGAATTTACTACTAAAGTCTTGATTTGAATCCCAAGCGTTAAATGAAGATTTTTTACCCACCATTACACTATCGCCACTAACTGATAGTGTTTGGTTTGTCGAACTCCCTGTGAAGATACCAAGTGGTGAATAACTAGTATGTCCTAATGTTAAAGCTTCAGAAGTTACTTTTAGGTTACCTTTACTGTATAGATAATAACCACCCTCTCCATCTGGGTTTGTATATGAATCATTTTGTAATATTAAACTTGCTGAACCTGTGCCTCTCCCTAAGAAATATGCAACAACATCATTATTAGATGCTGCGCTTATTGCTGGTAGACTTCCACTTCCTTCAATAGAAACAGTGGCCGACGGAGAGAATGTATTATCGTAAGTACCTAAAGCTAAAGTACTAGTTGCCTGAACCGGACTAGCTAAAACAATACTAATAGGGATATCCACATCTGCACCAGTGCTACATGCTGTAACATTTGAAGTAACTAGAGTACATGCGCTTACTACTCCTTCAAATTGAGTGTCTCCTGTTATTAGACCACCAGTAAATTGTGGTATTGGTCCTCCTAATGATTTAAGTTCTCTTACCTTAATCGCTCCAAATCCTCCTGGTTGTTCAGGGTCCAATTCTCTAACTAAGAACTGTGTTATGGTGGTTGAGGTCATTGCTGACTGTATATTAAATAAATTTGTGTAGGATGTATCCGCACTATAAGCGTATATGTCTTGTCCCGCGAGTATACTACTATTAACCGCAGTTGGTGCCATATGGTGATTATATCCAGCTAATACCGCTGCTGTATTCGCGTTGACGTGATGTCGGAGACCCGCAAGTATAGCTGAACCATCCGCATTAACCCAATTAAATTGTCCTCCTAATATTGTGGAATAATCTGACCTAGTCCCCGCACTATTGTAGGTACCATTAAGTATTGTATTATAGCTTTGGGTGTTTGCTTCCGAATTACCTGAAATAACAATTGAGTTTTGGTATCCATTCAGTATTGTATTATAAGAATTAGTTGGGTTATATGGGTCACTACCATCTATAGAAATAGCCCTACCAACAATTCTATTAAGAGCACCATTAAATATTTGATTACTTAGAGGCAGATGAGATGTGATATAATTTTGTGTACCATTCCCTATGTGGTTAAACATAGATGTCCTGAGACCGCCTTTATTCTCAATAATATTTTGGTCACCATTGATTATGGTTGACCATGATGTTGCCCCAGATTTTATCTGATTCCAAGCGCCTCCGGCTATGAGATTACATGTCCATCCACTTATCTGGTTCATATACCCACCACCTATAATATTTAATGAACCATTTGCTTCACCCGCCTGGGTGAATTCTGGTTGTCCTACTATTTTATTAAATGCTCCACCACCTATTGTGGATACAGTACCACTAAGAATGTGATTACCTGTACCACCCACAATTGTGTTACCAATATACAGAGATACACCAGCTTTAGATTGTGGTGCTATCATGTTTGTATATCCTATGGTGCCCGCACTAAGCATATCACCACCACCAAGAATTTGTGACCAATTAGACTTTATTATATTTTCATTAGGTCCTCCTGGTACTGTTGGGTGCCACGAGTTAGTTGGTCCAGGAGTTCCTGCTACCCATTTATATGGTGAAACAAAGTTATTACAAGTATCCGCTGTAACGGTATCACCAGAATTAGTGTATAAATAAAGAGTACACCCTATAGTGTGTGCAGAAACAACATAGGTATCACCACTCATATATTGTGGTTGTACTGTTCCGGGAAGTGGTGACCATTTTGCTCTACCTTCTGCATTTACTCCAGCTAAAAATACTGTTGGATTTGCAGAATATGCTGCACTATTAGGAATTATTATATTATTCGCTGCACTTCCATGATAATGGAATGGTCTATCACCGTCACTTGTATCTGTCCATACATTTAATCCGTGTGTGTATGTGGTTTGAGAGGTTCTGGCTGTTATTGCGTTACCCCCTAATATTGCTGCGGATGCTGCTGTATCATATATAGTATTCCCTGTACCACCTAAAATATGTCCACCAGAAGCTAAAACTGTACTTCCAGAACTACTTAATATGGTAGCAAAGTTACCTTCTAATACATTACGAGCTCCAGATACATGAGAAAGGGTAGTAGCTGACCGTATAACATTTATATGTCCATGGACATTATTCCAAGTAGCGTTATGAAGATAATTAATCCACCCATTTACTGTATTACCTGAAGAATTAGATTCAATATTTGACGAGCCCATAAGGTTGGAGTAGTATCCTGCGTTGTACCCCCCTAATATCATATTACCACTACCAAACAACCTGGAGTAGTTCCCCGACCCAAACATCCAATTGGATGTACCGTGTTGATAACCGAATGCTCCAGCATGGTTTTGATTACCCATCCCATAAAGGTAATTGTATTCACCACCTTGGGCATTAAAGTGTGCTATGTTCAGTGTACCACCTAGAATGACGGTGAAAGGTTGCCAGTTATTATTTATGGCCCCAGAAGATACGTGACCATATACACCACTAGTTTGATTAAATCCTAATACTGGTCTTATTGAATTGATTCCAGCACCAATCATATAAGGTCCCATACTAGAACAAGTATCTGCCGTCAATGTTGTCCCAGAATTAGTTATACCAAACCAAGTACAACCACTTGTATAAGCGGTTAGAACATACACATCAGAACCACCACTATAATTTGTTATCCCACTTGGGATTAGATTTGCTAAATTTTTCCATTTTGCATGGCCGTCATCATCATGAGAAACTAAAACCCTACCAAGTCCTTGGTCTGCATTTATACCGTGATACTGTAACCAATTACCGTTTGGTGTGTTTCCAGCTACATCAGAATTAACATTTAACCCTCTTAGATAAGTTGTTTGAGCTGATATAGCATTTAACTCTGAAGCTCCTATAATTGCGGATGATATTGCTGTTTTTTCGATAGTATTTCCACTACCACCAACAATAACAACATCAGAATTTTCATGTATTTTATTAGACGCACCACCTACTATAGAAGAATTTATACTACCATCTAAATAGTTACTACTACCACCTACTATTGCACTATAGGTAGAAGCTGTCATCGTATTATTAGTACCCGCTATAATTGCATTTCTAGTGCCACCACTTATTAGATTAACTCCTCCAGCACCTATAAAACTCCCAGTAGAATATTTAATTTTATTAGTAGTACCACCTACTATAATTGACTGTTGGCCACCAGACATCACATTAGTAATACCACCTAACATACCACCATATGCACTACCGTGTAAAAACTGGTTACTACCACCAACAATAGAACTATAATATGCTCGGTTTGCACTATCTCCTATTATCTTCGAACTAGTGGAACCAATAATACTAGTATATCCATCACCTGATATGGTATTAAGTATACCACCAACTATGGCATTATACTGATGACCATCACCAGCTACTATTTTATTTTGTTTCCCAGCGAATATACCTGATGAGGTAAACCCACTTTCTATAATATTACTATTACCTGCTGCTATTACATTATCTTCTGTGTTTGCTCCTGACATAATGATGTTATGTCTACCACCCCCAATAACACTATAATTAGCATTAGACTGATTGGCTCCTAGTTTTGGTTCTATGGATTGTGGTGCCTTACCATAACGATAGGGCCCAAAATCTTCACACGTATTCGCACTAAATGTTTGTAATCCTGTAGCCGCAGAATAAACTAAGAATGTTGTACATCCTGTTGTGTACCCACTAACTAAAAATGTTGTTCCTGTTAAATTGACAGGAATAATATTGTTTCCTCTTTTTACACTATTAGTGGTACTATCCCAAATTAAATTATAATTACCACCAATTGCGACATCCCTAACCATTAAATCTCCAGCGATATCTAAAGTAGCCGCTGGGAGTAATTTTCTGATACCTACAGTACCACCACTTGTTATTACTAATTGGTAGTCTGAAGCAAAAGTAGTTCCGGTAGCTATTGTATATGTGTTGTAACTTCCTGTCCCATTATGATAGTCTACTCCTGCTGCCCATATTGCATTCCCAATACCTATTGTGCCTTTTCTATGTACTAAATAGGAATCTGTCTCATCTCTCGTTTGGAAGTTAAGTATCGCATTACCACCATCAGATACTATAGCTGCTTCTGAAGAGCTGCTCTGCCTAAATAATTCTAAATCCCAGTCTGGAGTACTGGTACCCATACCAATATCACCACCACTTCTAACTATTAAATCAGCTATTCCAGTACCAGAATGTACTACACTAAATCCAGTGTATGAATTATTATCTCCTTGTCCCCAAACCCTTAAAGACCCATATAAATCGTTAATTCCCATATTATCCTATTATTACAGTTTTTATGTTGTCCTTATTCATAGTAAGTTCTACAGTGAGAGTATTTAATGTGCCGTATTGAATAGTTGCATCAACTCTTTGACTTGTGGCGGTATCCCAAATATTCACTACTACATCTTGTGTGTCTAAATTATGTGTTATTGTTTCAGCTACATTTGCCGTATAATTTCTTGTGTCTACATATTTCTGTGGTACGTTCCATGCAAACACTGTGGTTGCTGATATTGTTCCAGCTGTTAAACCGCACATATATGTGGTATTAGATTGGTCTGCTGTTAAATCGTTACAACCTATAATTGCTGATGAAGTCGCTGTAGCATTTATAGTATTTCCGGTTCCACCAACTATATGCCCAAAATTACCATTTACCGTATTACCTGAACCACCTAATATGCTTCCGTATATAGATGTGACCTCATGTTTTTGTCCGTTAAGAATTGTAGAATATTCGTGTGCTGTAATTAGTTGGTTGTCTCTACCGTTACCTATTAAACCAAAGTTACCATTAGAATCAGCAGTTATTGTATTACCTGAACCACCTAGAATAACGTCATACCCTGTACCCTGAACATAATTTGTATGGCCCCCTAGAATTGATTTGAATCCAATATCAATTGTGTCCACGGAATTGTCCTGGGATATACTATTACTATGACCACCAACTATCAAACTATTACTAACACTCCTTATGTCGTTATAATAGCCACCACCTATAAAATTATATTCACCCTCACCACTAATTAGATTAGAATCTCCACCAACTATAGAACTAATCTTTGTTCTTCCTGTAGTTGCACCATCTTGTTGTGTTATTTTATTATTTGTACCTCCTCCTATAAATGAACTGGTGGCCCCTGAAATATAATTTTCAGTTCCTCCAACTATTCCTGATGTAACGCCAGAAATAACCATATTCTGGTGACCCGCACCAATAAACACTCCTGATGTAGAACCAATGTCTACCATAGGACTATTAATTAAATTATGTTGACCAGCAACAATTACTGAAGTATTAGATTCACCACTTATTGCGTTATGCCTTCCACCTAATATACTAACTGTGTTCGCTGAAATTAATTGATTATGATGTCCGTTAAGGATTGTACTATTAGTAGTACCTGAGATTATTCTATGTAGTGACCCATTACCGATTAGATTATACCCTCCACTTGTTCCTGGGGTTACAGCATCAACATTACCAGTTATCCTATTTTCTTTACCGTTTATGATTGTACTCCATTGAGCACCATCTTCTAAATAATTGGCGTCACCATTTAAAATAGTACCACCACGAACTGAAGCATTATGTCCACTATAACCATTTAAAATAGTTCTGTGGTAATTACCTGTTGAGGTGTTTACAATTTTATTTTCTTGTCCATTACCTATAAAGTCATGTATTCCTTCAATATCATTACTAATACCATTAACAACTGAACCAAACGTACCTGGAGCTCTATTAAATAAACCTCCTTGTACCGTAGAGAAATCCCCTACTGTAGTATTTGTACCTAAAACTGGTTTTATTGAATTTGTACCCGCTCCATATTGATAAGGCCCGAGATTAGAACATGTGTTTGCAGTTAAGACTGCTCCTTGACATAAGGTACCACCTGTTAGAGTCATATATACGGTACACCCACTTGTATAAGCAGATGCCATATAACAACCACCAGAAACGTTAGTTATACCACTAGGTATAAATGGTAAACTTACCCATTTAGCGTGACCGTCATTAGAATTGGACATTAAAAATTTACCATAACCTGGTGAAGCATAATTACCATGATACCTAAATGGTCTATGTTCGGTATTAACAACACCCCCTAATGCTTGGGTTATGTCTGTATGGGCGTCTAATCCTCTTGTGTATGTTGTTTCAGAAGAATAAGCTATTAATCCTACACCCGCTGAAATAGTAGATGCACTAGCTGTAGGTGATATAGTATTCGCACTTGCATTTAGTATAACACCATATATAGCATTAACATTATTATTATACCCCGCGAGAATACTTCCGTATGTTGTTTGTACTTTATTATTGTCACCACCAACAATTGATGCTGATTGTCCACTTATAGCGTTATACCAACCACCTAATATAGAAGAAAACCCTCTAGTATTAAATGGGAGGTCGTCCTTAATTGCATCTGTCGACCCACTGGTAATCGTATTAGAATAACCACCACCTATAAAGGAATGTGTTATATCTTGTATTTTATTTTCGGTTCCCCCCATTATAGAGGATTGTGATGCACCACTTATAAGGTTTTGTGTACCAGCACCAATTAAATTACTGACTCTATCTTCTCCGATAGGATTATCGAACGCTCCCGCATCCACATTTCCTATTCTATTTTCTTTACCACCTAAAATTACAGAAGTAGCCGCAGAAGCTATTAAATTATCTTTTCCGTTAAGAATTACACTATGATAAGACGATGTACGAGCAAAATCATATCTGTGACTTCCCTCAATAGTATTACCTGAACCACCCCCTATAGAAGCATTGGTGTTACTTGGGGATATAGTGTTAGATTCTCCTCCAGCAATATTAGAATATATAGCCTTCGCGTCATTACTACCTAAACGTGGTCTAATCGCTGTATAGTCTGGTGCATTTTCATTAAACACATAAGGTGTTTCACCAGATAAGTTTAAGTTCCATTGTACACCATCACTTCTATGTATATTAATGATGGTCGGGTGTCCACCTAAGTCGGTAGCCCATGTTGCACTATCTACATATAAGTCAGTAAATACTGTAGCTGAAGATGACACAGTACCCCACATTAATTGATTACTACACCCACCTGTTTGAGCTGCTGGTGGAGCTAATACTAGTGTTTGGCCAGTAGTTGCTGGACCATACATTGGGAATGTATACCCTGAAGCGGCTTTTTGGAATTTTATACCACAATCACCACAAGGTGTTATAGTAGCCGCTGTTAAAGCTGCTTCACAAAATGAAGGAACCACACTAAGAGTTAAAGTAGCATCAGTGTATGTGTCAACTATTGTTATACCTGACCCCGCCAGTAGACTATAAAAATTTAATGTACCATTATCAGCAGCGTAAGTTTTACTATGGTAAACCCCAAAACTACCTACTGGCCCAATATTAAGTCCAATGGTATCATTAATTTTTTGATTAAGCATTAAAAGACTGGTGTCTAGTTCAGCCCAAGTTAGTACTGAACCTTTTGGTATGGTTTGACCAGCTATGGGAGTTGCATTTGCACGAGTGAAAAATTGACTCGGATATGGTGTTAACGGCATAATATATCTTTTAATGATAAATATGCACGATGTTTAGAATAAATTAAGGTGGTTTGCGGGTTTTGATTTATATTTGTATTTGTTTTCCCCTAGTATGTTAGTGACTTTTTTGCCCAGAGTAAGAGCATTAAATACGTCCTCTATCACTACATACTCATTTTTGGTGTGGTAGTTGTAATATCCTGATGCGAAATTTAAACAACTGAAGTCGAATTTCTTCTTTAACATCATAGTATCAGTATATGGGTGATTTAACCATTCTGTTATACCGTGTTCTAAAATAATGTCTTTAGTTTTATTAATAAATTCACTATTTTCTTTAAATAGTTTAACCCCCATTAAGGAAAGACTCATGGTATCATTTTCTGTAGAATCAAATTGTAAGGCATAACCAACGTCCTTAAAAAAGTCTTCGTCTGCCTCTTTAGACCCATGACATCCAGTTTCTTCAGCAACTGGTAAAAATATTTTACAAGTATCAAGTTCTCTTAATAGTTCTAGACATATGAATACGCCTGCTTTATCATCGCCCCCAATACCTGTTGGTTCTCCAGTATCTCTTTCATAAGCTTTTAAAGCTGGTCTATGTTGTCCTTGTGCGTTTGGTAGTATCTCTTCTTTAACCACCATATCCACCCTTTCATGGACACTATCCAAATGTGCTACAAAACATGGGTAGTATTCAGCTTTACCCTTAGTTATGTAAATGTTACCTAAGTCGTCTATATCCATAGTATCGAAATCAGTGGTATTATCTACTATATGCTGAATTAACTCTTGTTCCTCCCAAGTTTTGGTGGGTACCGATAGAATTCCTTTCAATCTGTTTATTTTTTGTATATATTCGTCATATGAATAATCATAATCTATATAGTCATTTCCGATAGTCATTCCAGTCTTAAGTATGTGTTCTGTAGTTTTACTCATAATATATTTTAAACAAAGATACGTATTATTTATCTTAAATACAAATATAATTAAAATTATACATTATTGTTTTGTCCTTTTATAAAGTTTGTTTATATTTGTCATATGGGGGTGACTGGAATTGATTGGCATCATTTGGTCAATATCAGCACGTCAAGGCTGAACTAACCTTGTAAAACTGGTTCATTTTTTTCTAATCGGCAACGTATTAGATACGATGGCTACTCTTGGACTTGTTCGTGAGGGGTCGTCTGTAGCTGTAGCGTAACTAAGTTACGATATAGCTCCGGTTCAATTAGAGTGGATTTAAGATTTGTGGCTTTAATATAGAACCGTCATTCATACAAATCGAACCCGGCACTAACTGTTCGGCCGGTAAATAATAGAACAGGTGCGATAGCCCCTAAGGTTGTTTATTCTATAAGGGTTGTCAAAGCAAAATGAATAAACTAAACGTGTAGGATAGATATTTTTTGAAGATGAACAAGACGGGGGTTCGATACCCCCCACCTCCACCAAACTAAATTTAAATAAATAAAATCTAAAAAATGGCAAAATTAAGAAAATACGGAGCAACCAGTAGAAACGAGAGAAGAAAAAACGCTGAATCAAGACAAGGATATTACAATAGTTTAACTCCACAACAAAAACTAGATAGATTGCCGATTAATGGTGAATCTAAAAAAGAAATTAAAAAATTAACCCATTTAGTTACATTTGGTAGAAAGTTAAATGAGCCCGCAACCCCGTCTAAAACTAAAAAAATGAAGAATGAAAAACCTTCTAGAAGAGAAAGGTGGGAGTTAAAAAATAAATAATAGTTGTGTATAAAACATATAATTTAATAGATGGTGATTTTGCTCACGACTTATATTCAGTAGCTGGTCAAAAATCCTCTTTTATAAAATGGGATAGAAATCGTACTAACCCAGAAAACCCAACCTTTTATACCCATGGCACAATAACAAGTGTTAATACCCCAAAAGAAAAATCGTTTGCTTGGATATTTGAATCCCAAGCGATTCAACCAGACCCTTATAAACGTATAATACCCATTATCGATAAATTTAACTTAGTGTTTACCCATAGTTCCGCGTTGTTGAGAAATCATTCTAACACAAAATGGATACCTGGTGGGGGCATATGGGTAGGAGGTACTTATGGAAAAGGGGAGATTGGCATAAAAAATAAAAATAAAATGTGTTCAATAGTTTCTTCTAATAAAGACTGGTGTGAATTACATAAATTAAGATTAGAAATAGTAGATAAATTTAAAAACAATAATAAAGTAGATGTGTTCGGTGTAATAGGTGGTTGGCGGCCTATTGTAGAATCTGTCGAAAATTATATGTTCTCCATTGTGGTGGAGAATTTTCAAGATGAGTTATATTTCACAGAAAAGATATTAAATTGTTTTGCTACAGGAACTATACCAATCTATATAGGAGCAACAAATATTGGTGAAAAATTCAATTTAGATGGGGTAATACAATTCAGTACTCTTGAGGAGTTATCTCCTATTGTAGCTAGTTTGTCGGAAGAATTATATGGAAGTAAGATTAATGCTATACAAGATAACTTTAATAGGTGTAAACAATATAGAATAATCGAAGATTATATATACAAAAACTATATGGGAATTATGGATAAAGAGTATGGATTATCTTGGGGTATGCTGGGTGGTTCCCCACACATATTTTCTAACTAAGATGTTGCTGCCTCTTTTTTACCAAATAAATTACTAATAAACCCAGTAAGGCCAGAACCAGCATCTTTATATTCTTCTTGTCCTGCTACCGCGTCTGTAGCGGGAGAAACTTTTTGTTGTGTAGCGTCCCCCATTCTACCTTTTAAATCTTTTAACTTATCACATAATATCGGAATAGCTTTTTTCTTCATATCTTCAATGAAAGCATCATCAACTAATTCATTCATACTCTCACCCATCCATGAACTAAACATTCCACCACCAGGTAATGTATTAGTCATTTTTCTTAAATAGTATTCAATTACACCCTTTAATGTTTTATCTAATAAAAATTCACAACTACTGAATAACTTAGGCCATTGTGTAAATGGTACGTTACCTAAAGAAAGTGCAATAGCATCTTTTAACCCACTATCTTTTACACCAAACAAACTTAAAACCCAACCAACCATCCAAGTACGAATTCCTTCTACCGCACCGGTTGACGAAGCTCCAAATATAAGGCTCATAATGCCTTCATTAATCATTTTTGGATTAACTCCTTGTTCACCTAAATGTATACTTTCACTAGCGACAGTATTAAAGATATATCTAGAATTAGATTCGTTTATTACTTTATACTTTTTGGAGATTCCTTGAAATGTTTTATTAACTAGAACTTTATGTTCTCTTATTAGTTCTTTCTCGTTAATAGTAGTCTTTTTATGGTTAGTTTCTTTAATAACTCTTTTAACTACATTCTTTAAGGTTTTTTCATTTAATTTTATAGCTGACATATCTAAAATTTCTCTGTTTTTTTAATGTTCTTTTTAAAATTACCTGTTTTTAATTTGTAAGTTTTTCTAACTCTTTTAGAGGGTCCAAACCATCCAAAGTCATGGTTGTCGAAACATGTTTTAAGTGCTCTTAACTCAGTTGCTCTCTCCATATTACTTTTTAACATTCCAGCTTCGAAAGCGATTAAGTTCTTACAATAGTTCTTTTGTTGTTTACTATCTGGAGTCTTCAAAACAAGATTTTGTAATTTTTCTCTCTTACTAGTCACATCAGTAGTTGATATATCCTCTTGTGGTTTTTCTGTAGTTGTGTCAGTTGTTACTGCCTGTGTAGTTGTATCGGTTGTTGCCTGTGTAGTTGTATCGGTTGTTGTTTCACCAGCAGTCTCATTAGTATGTTTCAATGTTTCTAAGGCTATTAAATCATCACAATCTATAACCCCTCTCTGAGATTGACCACTCTTACCTAAAAATGCATTAACTGCTGTTTTAGTTTCTGGTCCAAAATCACCATCAGCACCATGCTCAGGTAATTTATAACCATTTCTTATTAATTCTTTCTGTAATTGTTTAACACCACTTCCACTATCACCTAGTTTAAATACGTTAGTACATTCTTTTACCGAATCATATGATTTTTGTTTTTTCGGTTTAACGGGTTCTTCACCACTAGTGTCATCTACCTTACCTCTTATTCTGTGTATTCTATGTTTACCCTCAACTTCACTTCTTCTATATTTCTGTTCACCTAAGAAATGATTTTCTTTTAATAGACTTTCTAGTCCTTTATAAGCTTCTGTTAAAACTTCAAATTCATCCGTGTCCATGACAAATGCAATTGCAGCACCTTGTAGAACCCAATTTTGTCTTTGTGCACTTCTTGGATTATCTTGTACCATTTCATCATAAATTACATCTGCATAACCACCAGGTCCTGCGATAGTAGCTAAATCTTCACCTTTTTCATAAAGTTCTCCAGCTACTTCTATATCTCTACCTAATACATAATCTGCTCCTTCACCACCTTCACCTTTTCCAAATATTTTTAATACAGCTTTTCTATCATCTTTATCAGCTATAGCTCCAACTTTTGAATTTGGTAGTAATAGGTAAACTTTTTCTTCAGATTCTTCTATATATTCAAATTGTCCTAGATATTCTTTTCCTGCCGCTACAAATACTGGAGCAACATTAACATCCAGAAAAACGTCTACAACCTCCCCACCAAATAATGTTTTAAATCTAACTCTTGTTGATGGTAACCCTTCTGGTCTGTTAACGAAATCATTGACTAAAGATTCTATTTTGTCGTTTAAATCATCTACGTTATATATTTTCTCACCATCAATTATACAAATAGGTTTGTCTCTTAGAATGTCAGCAATTGGTTGGAAGTCTTCTTCTGATAGTTCATCTAATAATTCTTCTATTAAATGAGTACCATATTTTAAGTGGTATATTCCTGATAGGTGTGAACAATCATAAAGTGAATTAACTTGTCTAAAAGCTGAATAGATAGTATCTTCTTCTGTACCAGCACCCTTTGTAGCTCCAAATGTAACAAAATCAACTACCCCTTTAAGCATATATTTTTCGCCTCCTTCAGTAGCGTCATAAATTACATCAGCTAATTGAGCTAAGGTACCTTCTGCTTGGAAATTAAAAGGAATTTCTTGAATTAATCCTTGTTTTTCTACTTCATCATAAACTTCAGGTGTAAAAGCGATAGACAAAAAGTCGTCTTCTGTCATTTCACCACCCCCAGACCAATCCTCCATTGCTGAAGCTGCGTTTCCTGGAACTTGAACTCCACTACTCCCTATATTACCTATAAGATACGCTCCTGTTCCCCAAGTTAACATTCTAGCTAAACCAGAACCTGCTTGTCTATTAATTATACTTTTACTCAAATTAGCTGGTAGAATACCTTTTCCTAGTTTCTGTCCACTTGCTATTTTTGATGAAAGGGATGCTGGTATACCTTTTAATCCTTTTGTACTTACTTTACCAAACCCACCTAACCATTTTAAACCACTTGGTAATTTTGATATTAAACCTTTACTACCTAGTGCTGCGCCTCCTCTACCTACATTTGCTAAACCTCTAACTACCCATGGAGATATTCTTCCAAGTAATCCAATTAAGGGTGCCCATTCTTGCAGACCATCTTTTTTAGATGGGTTGTCTGAAAGTATTTTTTTTGGTGTTATATTATCTAACTTAGTATACTCTAATAAGTCTTGTTGTTCTGTATGGGGTTTGGTTCTATCAAATTCAATTAAATATTGTAAAGAACCTAGTTCCTCCTTTAGATTTTGTTTGTCTTTTTGCATAATAATTATTTTTCTCCTATAAATATGTTTATAACGGTAAAAAAAGTTACATATAAGTCGGATTTCCCTTACCTCTTGTCACTTTACTTTCCCATGGTGCTCCACTTTGTAATGGATTAGCGTTTGCTCGTGTTAAACCGGTGTCATAAGGTGCTCCACTTTGTAATGGATTTCCTCTCCCTCTTGTAAGACCAGTCTCCCATCCTGGTGCTCCTGTCCCACCGCCAGAACTTGCTGTTGAGGTGTCCGTACTCGCGCCTGTATCTAATCCGGCGTCAAGGTCTTGTTCTGCTAAATCACTCTCGCTAGCCTCGTTCCATTCATCTAACAAATCTTGAGCTATATTATTTACCCTATCGTTTATCTGACTTAGTGTTGGTTCTTCTTCTTCAGTAGTTAATTCTTCCATAGCTTGACTTATAAGGTCTTCTCTAAACTCTTCTACTATACTACTCACATTAATCTTTTCACCAAGTTTATTCTCTAACTCTAGAAAATCAAAAACTTCAGTACTTACATCATAACCCACAAAAGGCAACCCTTCATCTTCGTATTCAGCATTCTCATATTCAGCATCATGTTCCATTAATACCTTTCTTACCAAATTTTCTATATCAGACTCCGTAAGTCTTACTACGTTTTTCATTGTTATATATTTCTTTATAAATACACTGTAACATATTATAAATATTTTCGTATACCCTATTAGTTAATTAAAAAAAAATTATTATCTTTGTAATATGATTAAAAAAAGTGGATATAAATTAGTGAGTGTTGGGTTTAGTGACCCAAGAGGTGTCGAAATTGGCAGATTAGTTGCTAAAAAACAAGCGATGTTATCTCACTTTTCTATGGATAAATTCTACTACTGGATTAAAAAAGGAATAAAATTGTCTAACCCTAAAAAATAAAAAAAATGAAATATTCTAAACTTGTACTCTTTCTTTCACTCTTAATTGCTTTCACTTCGTGTGAAAAGTATGAATTTGATGATTGTCCACAACCGCCTAATACTGTAACTGTTGATACTGCTAATACTAGCATAGTAACAGATGATTACCCTAATCTTAGTGGTAAATGGTTATTATATGAAGGTATACGATATACACACACGGAAGGTATGGCTGCTAATGATACCTACGAGGTCACTCAATATTCACTAAATGGGTATGAAAATGTTTATAATTCCCCACAAACACCTTTAGATAGTGTATCAGTTAATAATACTGTTTGGGAACTTACCTATAACGATTTATTAGTTAATTACCAATATAACTTTGTATATGTAATAGGTAATTTTAATAATACTATAGAAATTAGTACAGGAGGTACAAAAAGAATATTCACAATATTAGAATATGAAAATCTAGGCACCGAATTAAGAATTAAAACCTCTAACCAAGAATGGCTTGAAAATGGTGTACCAATGTACCAATTTAGTATTTTAAAATTCTATAAAATTTAAGTATCGTCTCTTTCAAAGTAGAAATCTTGTTTGTCGGAATCATCTTCCATGTCTTCTAGTGTACGTAAACACTGTTCTACTAAAGTCCAATCTTCTTCTTCTATAGCTGTTTTAAGGTCTTCTATTAAATCTGCAATATAATTCATATCTTTTTTCATATTAAATATGAATTATATTGATAAAATCATTTAAATCAACATACTATTCTTAAAAACATAATATTCTATAAGTGGTTTGAGTATTTTCTTGTGTTCTGCTTCCATTAATGTGGTACTAACAAAAGATGATTTTGGGAATATGTATGTTTTACCGTCCCCACCCTTTTTAACACCCTCGTTTTTAAATACTAGTTTTTCACCATCTAATTCTCCACCGTTACCAACAAACACATAAAATTCTGGTCCTCTTGGGGGTTGTGGGTATACTCTAGAGTTACCGACTTGTCTTACCACGTAGTTCCCGTCAACGGTCTCACCCACACCACGAAATGGTTTTACTTGGAATCCTTGTGGTATGCCATCTATTATTTGTGTTAAATCTATTCCATTCTTAACATCATCCTTATCTCCGTGACACGTACCTATCCATTCTCCACCTTTTGTAGAAATACCCTGTAAATATGTTAAAGCGACCTCCTCTCTACTGTCTCCGTCTTCCGTAGTGTGTTGTATCACACATAAAATATCAGAGTAATATTGTCCATCCTCACTAAAAAAATCCTTGTACGTTGGTGTCTCTATAGTTTGTTCTTCTACTTCTATCTGTTGTGTTATCACTCTATCTTCTGGGCGAATATATTCACCTCTAGCTTCCATTTCTTCAGGGGCTAAATTAGGTGCCTCACTTTCTACTTCCTCTCCTATTGTCACCACACCTTTGGTTAACGCTTCTCTTAATAAATCTATATCCACCATATTCTTATTCACTACGTCTAAACCTGATGAGTATAACACATTAAGAATATACGCAAAAACATAGTAATGGTTATCTACTCTATTTAATATTGACCATGACCTATCCTCATTAACCACACCAAACCTATAGGCTGTTTTGCCTTTAGCCTCAAGACACGGGGTAGTGTCGGTCCATCTACCCAATGGTTTATAAATGTCTGCTGTAAACCCAACTAAAAGTTTTCCAAAATCCCTTAGGTTACGTAGCCCTTTGGCTTTTGTATAATTCCACTTGCCACCAGCACTCCTAACAATAGTTCCAGGAGGACTACAGTTCTCTATTCTTTGTTCAGTAATAATCTTCATATATTTAATTACTCAATTTAAGCCATACATCTGCGTCGCCCATTAAATCTAAAGTTCTGCCATTATCCCATTTAATTGTGTACTGTTTCCCCCAAGGTGTCTTTTGTATCCCAATAACTTCACCTTCGCTGTTTGGTGGGACAGCGGTAGGGTCGTCCATATATAATAATCGTACTCTATCTTTTATACGCAATACTTGATTGACTTCCATCTTGGTAGTTCTTTCACTAATTTCATTTATCAGTGATTGTGTTAAGCCGAATTTATTCTTCATAAAGCGTTTTACTCATAAATAGTTTGATAACTTGTTTAATATTATTTATTATTAAGAATATGAACCGATATATTTTAATTTCTACACTACTTTTCTTTGTTGGCCAAATTCTAGTTTGGTTACAACTTAATGGTCAATTTGTTTGGCCTGTCTTCAAAAAATATGAGTGGGCAGTTGCGTTATGTGGTATCCCTATAAGTTATGTGTTTCTTGAAGCGACGAGATGTGGTTATGTGGGCTTTAATGAATTATTATGGCCTCAGAGAATACTGGTTTTTTGTTGTGGTGTAGTGGTATTTGCGTTTCTCACGTGGTGGTTTAAAGGTGAGGGCATAAACACAAAGACCATGGTAAGCTTAATGTTAGCTAGTGTACTGGTGTTTATTCAAATTTTCTGGAAATGATTCTATCTTAATGGCCCTGAAAAAGCTCCGGCAGAACCTGCTGAAGTAGCCTCCATATTCTCAACTTCTTCTTCTGACTCAAATGGCGGTTCACCATTATTAACTTTATGATTTTTATATTCCGTTACATCTAATTCATTATTAACTGTAATGCCCTCAGCATCTTCCACGAGACCATGATTTTCTTTATATTGTTTTAACAGACCTGTAACTTTAGTTGCAGCATCAAGTCTTTGATTTTCATGAATATGTAGGTCTCTAATTCTATCCATTTCAGCGTCATTATTAGTAAAATTATTAGAATTTTGTTTGTAAGCGTTCCACTTATGTCCTGGCCAATGTAATACGTTCATAATATAATGTTTATAAATAAATATAACTTAAGTATAATATAGTCTTTATTGTCTTTTTAAATTATTGACTTAAATTATAATATAGAGTGTAATATATAATGTACAAACAAATAGAAGTCAAAGGGTATTTTAGAAAAGATGGTACTTGGGTTAGTAAACATACCCGTAGAATAAAAGTATCAATTAAAAGAAATACAACACCCTCACGAAGGTCTACAAATAAAAACCCAAATCAACTAAGATTTAATTTTGAATAATAAAAAAAAATTATTACACTTATACTATGAGACAATACATAGACAAAAAATATAATGATTCAAGAAAATTAATATCGTCCCCATGGCGTTATGTTGATGTAGAATTTTCAAAACCTTATGATGTATTATTTCTGGTCCAAGAAAAAATAAATATGCACGATATGGGGAGTACCGATGTTAGTTATTGTGATTTATTGAAGTATAAAAATTTTAATAAATTTAAAAAGCTGACACATAATCAAATGAAATGGTACGAACCCAAACTTTGTAAATTATACAAGAAGTACTATCCTGTAATAAAAACAATCAATAATCTTATAGGAAAATTAACTCCATGGAGATGACAATAGTTAAGTTTTTATCACTTCTATTGGTTTTATATGTTCTATATGTTTGTTTTATTAAAGAGGATTAATCCCAAAATAACATTTTACCTATTATACCTAAAGTTGCTATCCAAACAGACCAGATAGCGGCTCCAGATTTTTTTCTAAAATCAGTATTACGATTAACTCTTGCTATAGCTCCTGAATCAGGGTCTAACAATGTTCGTTTAATCATTGTTATATCAGCTTGCATTTTATCTTGTCCTTCTTTTACATGACATACATCTTTTTTTACAAGTTTTATCTCAGTGTGTAAATGTTCGTGGGTTAATCGTGGCATTAAATATTTTTTTTTAATAAATACCTCTTACTTAGGTCTTCGGTTAGAATTAGTACGAGTATTAGACTTATTTTGTCTATTTATGTTGATTTTATTAGTATTTGAGCGATTATTACGATTAATATTAGTTTTATTGGTGTTTGTTTTAATCGTATTTGAGCGATTAATCTTAATTTTATTAGTTTTTACATTAGGACGAGTGTAATTAGTGTTGGTTTTTACATTCGTTTTGTTATTACGAGTAACATTTACCTTTATATTTCTAAACTTGGTTGGCACATTTGACTTACTCTTAACATTTACACCTGTAGTATGAACCTTATCGTGATGGTAGGTTAAGTTTGTTCTATTATTGTGTCTCCAATTCCCTCTTGGTCTATAAACATACCCACTATTACCTATGTGACAATGCACATGGGTTGTAATGCCATAATAATATGGTGGAGTGAAATTATAATAGTACCACCAAGGATATGTGTGTCTATACCCGTAATAGTAATAATACCCACTATAATACCCCCAATAAGGAATATCGTTGTAATAATATAGTCCAGCTGTTGACGCGTAATTAGTTCTCCAGTAGGAAACTTCATCACTATCGTCTTTACAACAGGAGTGGTCTGAAAGACATGCCTGCCCTCTATCCATTAATTCACAACTATGTGTATTAGATTTGGTTGTATAGCTTCCTTCATACACCATACAGCCCGGTAATACTGATATTATAAGAGCTATCCCTAATATCACTACCAATATTCTAAATGGTGTTATTTCGTCCCAATTTGTTTTCATCTTATTTTATATTTTAATTAATTTTATTAATTGTTCAGGGGTATCAAAATCTCTATCTACCGCTAGGAATTTAAGTTCCTTATTATTACGATTTACCGCAACAAGGGTTGGTGTGTATTTAATGTTTTCTTTTTCTCTTACCACTTCCCATTCCATTCTATTTAAAGCAACATCTTTTATAGTGTAAGTTACATTATTGTTGTCTAAGACCTTTTTTAATTCATCACAGAATTCACATCCTTGTTGACTATATAAGAAATATTTAATCATCGTTGGTCTTTCTGGTTTTATTTGTTACATTTAATTAATAAATAGATTCTATTAATATAAATTTATTAAAAAAATTTAAAATGCAAAATGAAAAGACAAAAAATAATAAATTAGTAAGAGATTTAACTCGTGGTAATATCGGTGGTGTTTGTGCGGGAATATCTAATTATTTTGGCAGTGATGTCACTTTAATACGATTATTATTCATAATATCATTCTTTATACCTTCAGTACCAATAATATTAATTTATGTTATTCTATGGGTAATAACACCTGAAAAATACTAATATGGGGTTCAATAAAAGATACTTATTCAATGACCAGGTTCTAAACCTATTAAAAACTGGTGGGTTAGATGGTGTTAAGGATTGGTTAAAAAAAGCTGATGCAATAATTGCGGAAAGTGGGGCCTCTGCTGATGTCGTGAATTTATTGGAGGGTAACGATTTAACACCAGAAAAAATTCAAGAAAAAGTCAAAAAGATTATAGAAAAAGGTAACGACTTAAACTAAAACCACTTCCACCTGACAAAATGTAGGTGTAAACTCTATTCTATCACTATAGAATGCCCACATCATCTCTATAATTTCCAACTGGTCATTAGTATAAGTGTTAAATGAACTTAATTTATTTCTTGCACTTTCTGGGAATACTTCTTGTATATATGGGGTTTCACCATCTTCTCGTTCAGAAGGTAGGTCAAAATCACTATCTTTATCTATATAAACTACAATATCCCAACAAGCATAACCATGTTCACCGAACTGTTCGGACTCGTCATATAAATAATCATAATTAACCGGTTCTACTTTAAATTTTATAGGGTTCCACCCGCCTTCCTTGGTTACCACCCACTTCATATTAGCAAACTTAGTGTTGTGAATACCACCAATCCATTCAAGATATAAAAGAGGATAAACTATGTCCCCAACATTACGAAAATCAGTATATTCTTCAGCCACACCCTCATCACCTATATTAAATAATTTTAAAACACTGTACTCGGCTTTACCAAGTTTATCCCACTGTTTAAAAATAGCTTCTTTATATTCTGGTTTAACGAACTGGCTAAAATACATATCACTACTCCTATCCGCAAACTTATGTGCGTATTCGTCACTATCCTGTGTTGTATCTCGCTGTTCATTAATATCTTCACTTCTATTTAACTCTCTGTCAAAATATGGGGACTTCATAATAGTGGTATATGTTTTAAGTGCAAGTTTATTAAAGTGCCTATCCACATTACTATTAGTCATAGGTTCATTATTTTCTTGCATATATAAAATAGTTAATCTAGTCATCATGTCTCTCATTTTTTGTGAATTATCATGAATATATTTTACTTGTGGGTATCTTTCTTCTAAAAATGTCTCATAATCAAAATCTTCACCTTCTTCATCCATTGCATTTAAAATCTCTGGAGCTAATTCTTGTCTAAGAACATTTTTTGCATCTGTAAAATAAGGTGTTAGGTTTGTGGTAAGCATATTATATTTGCCCCAATTTCTAAGTATGTTAAACCATTTAGCGATTTCTTGTTTATCCGAACCGCTTAGATGTTTCAAAATCTCTCGTTCGGTCCATAATATCTCTATGTTAGAAGGTAAGGCCATATATTAATTTATATAAATAAATATAAAAAAAAAAGGGACAAAAGTCCCTAATTAATTTTATATGTCGTTATATTCTACTATGCTGGTTTATAATCAATCCATTCTAAGTCTGTATATGGACCTTTTCTTGTATCTAATAAGAATTTATCACCATTTTGTGTTTGGCCAGTTAGATAATAAGTATAACCGAATCTTCCGTCTCTTATATTGTTACCACCTATTGTTCCTTCCGACATGTTCCACACTGAACCTCTTGTGTTGTAGTCATGACCGTCTGTATTTCCAGCCGGAGCTTTTTGTGGTGGAAATTGTCCGTAATTAGTATTTAATCCCATAGTATTTGTTTTTATAATAAATATTACCAACTTTTAAAAAGTTTGTAGTTAGTAGTGTGTTTTTTTATTTTTATATGTCGTCATGGTCATATTCATGAGTTACCGTTGTATGTGTTGGTTGTTCTTCTTCTACTGTTTCTTCGCTCACACCATTATGTGAAAAGTTCTCTGCTGCTGTAAATCCAAGTCCTGCCATAACTATCCATTGCAGGGATTGAAATAGGTCACTATCAATGGTAAAATCCCAAAATAAATTTGCTGTATATCCGATTAACATAAATAATAGACATACAAAAGTTACGAATCTCTTGCTTGAGACTTTCCCTTCACTACTTAACATATTTTTAAAGAAATTCATAGTATTTGTTTTTATTATAAATAGCCGTATATTTAAGAAAATAACATTATTAGAATAAAAAAATTAAAAAATGGCAGTAGAAATTAATATTATAGAAAATGGACCAATCTTGGTCAAAGGAGAAACTACAGTAACAAAAGGTGGTGAAGAGGTAATAGTAAGTGAAAATTATGCATTATGTAGATGTGGTCAAACTAAAAATCAACCAATGTGTGATGGTGCACATAAATCTTGTGACTTTAAAGGGTAAAACAAATGAAGACAATTATTTGTGATATAGACGGTACTTTGGTTTCATACAAAAAAGACACTAAGGGTATTATGACTACACCTCATGATATACTACCCGGAGTATCAAAACATCTTAATAAGTGGGAAAATCAAGGTTGTAAAATAATTCTTATTACTGGGAGGAGAGAAAACCTAAGAAAAGTAACAGAAGAAGAATTAACCAAATTAGGCCTTCCTTTTGATTTATTAATCATGGGTTGTGCTGATTCTGGTAGGGTATTGATAAATGATGAGGGTAGTAAAGTAAAAGCTCACGCAGTCTCTTTAAAACGTGATGAAGGATTTATTAATTATGATTGGTCCCAAGTAGGATTAAGTAAAATATGAAAAAACTAAAAAGAGATAAAATCGAAACCGTAGTAGTCGAACGTGTCGGTATAGAAAATTTTAAAGAAATAAAAAAACGTATAAATGATGGAAGAATAACTTCTCATTTAGAATTACGATTGTGGGGGTTATCGGATTTATACGCACACCCAAATTACCTAAAGGTTATTTATAAAGCCCTTAAAACCAAAAAATCTACTTGGTATATATTTTGATGTTTATGCCCAGATATCAGGCACCGTTTTTGGGGGTATGTTTCTTTGATTTGGTCTGGCTGGTTCTACTAAAATATTTGTCCCTCTTGTCTCATCCTCTTTTACACTATTCATTCTAGATTTTAACAACTCTAAATCCTGGGGCGATAGCCCTCCTTCTTTTGAGTCTATAAACCCTTTTAACCAATTATAAAAATCTCTGTGATTCATTATTTTTTATTTATCTTTTTTCTATCTCCTTTGTTTAAAGATTCGAAAACCTTTCTACTTCTACGATTTTCTCTCAGTTTTCTGAATTTATCTTTAGTTATCTTTTTTTCTTTTTTTGATTCAACGATAGCTGGTTTTTGAACTTTCTTTGGTGTGCTAGCAACATTTTTTTGTTCAGCAGCAACTTTATCTACTATCTTATATAAATCGTTTTCACTTAACTTAACGACTTTAGATTGTCTTTCTTTTTTTATCTTATTAACAGTATCTTCGATAAATTCTGTTAGTTGGGTTTCACTGAGTTGTAATTTCTTTTTCATGTTTAATTATTTTAATTATTCACCTTTTGGTCCTTGTGGACTAAGATTTTTAGTGTGAGTGCGTCTATTACTATAATATGGTTGAACGCCTACTGAATGTAAAGTTCCATCAGCTGTATCAGCTAATCCACCCTTTAATCCTTTAGTTACCATTGAGCCTAGTTTGTCGGTTCCACCTTCGAGAGCCCACGCATATCTTGGTGAATCACCTTGTGTACCGACTGGGTTTGTCGGGTCTCCTTCTCCTCCAGCACAACAATCAAAAGTACCACCACAACACTCTAACATTCCGTTGTCCATATAAGTGTCATTTAATAAAACCCAACGACCCTTACCTTGACCACACCAACAATACTGAATTCTTTCAGTTACTGGTGTGTTCTCCCCAGCTCCAAATAATACTCCTTCATTTGATTTACGTTCAAAAATTGGTTGTCCATTTAACGTTTGACTTATTTTCATAAATGTTAGTCCACTGACTAATAATCCCATTACCTGATTTGGTATGTTTAAAGCTGTAGATGTTGTTGCTGTTGAAAAGTCTACATTTTTTGCTATTGGCTCTGCCTTTTGTCCTCCCGCCTGATTATTAGCCGTTTCACCACTACCCCGATTGTCTGCAGGTATAACTGGTGAGGTGAACATACCATAAGTGTGTGTTCCTCCTGGATTATTAATATTTCCCATAATTTCTTTTAATTATAAATATCTTTATTTTCTATTTAGTTCTACCAACTCTAAAGCCCATAGGGCCTAGTTCTTTGTCTGGTAAACTATCAAGAATATCGATTAACTCCTGTACTAGTGAATGTAGTTCACCACCTTCAGTTAAAAGTTGGTACATTCGTTGGACTATTACATCATCACCATATAAAGATTTCTTATCTACCTGGTCTTTGATGTGCCCACAGACTACTTCTATAAATGAAGTAATATCACCCTCTAATTCTCCACTATAACTTTTAGTAAAACCCACAGCTTCTTCCATATCTTCAGTTGTTCCAATCTCTCCCATCTTTTGTGAGTCTGGTTTACATGCCTTACTCTCACCACACCAGTACATCCCTTTAGGACACTTCTTTTCTTTCTTCTCAGATATAACTTTTTCTATAAGTTCTACTAATTGAGTTTCTGTTAATCTAGTTTTCATATCTTATAAATACATTGTAACATATTATAAATATTTTCGTATACCATATTAGTAATCAATAAAAAATTCTTATATTTGTAATATGAAAAAAACACTACTAACATTATCCTTAATGTTCATTTCTGTGCTTGGGTTTTCCCAGTACACTAAGTTTGAAATGAAGATAGCTTCTGGCGTAAACGAGTATAGACATTCTCAGGGTTTGGGTGACATAAATTTCTTGCCTTCATTAAATGATAAATTAGACTTCCTTTTAGAACGGGTAGTGGAAGCTAATTCATTATGGAACCCTGGTGGGGGACATTCCTCAAACTTCAAATATTCATATAAACTTATTTCAGAACAGATTAAAGAAAATTCTGTAGTTCATAAAGAAATAGAAAAAATATATCCCAATGTAGAGTTCAAATATGAATCTATAAAAATAGTGAAGAGTGAAGGAGAAACAACCTTTAATGCTATTTCACATTATGCTGGTGAAAATCTATGTCGTACAAATTATAATAAGTTTGATTCTCAATTATTTGTGAATAACTGGATAAAGTCACCTATACATGAACATATAATGACATTAGATGAAGATAAAAATAATACAGTCCCAATAGGTGTAATTAATGTCATTTATGATGGGGAATGGTGTTACGCAACTTTAATAATAATCTTATTAGAAAAAGAATGAATTTAAAGAAACAAAATATAACGTATTTCGTATATAATAGTATGAAGAAATTACTCACATTATTATCCCTAATTTTAACCCTAAATTCTTATGGACAAACCGTATTAGATTCACTTGTTTTTGAAAGAATAAATGAATACCGTGTAGAAAATGGAATTTCCGCGTTAACTTTAGATACAACAGTATATAAAGCGGCTTACCACCACGCTAAGTATCTACATGATAACGGTTCTAGTTGGGGGCATAGAGAAGATTCTTTGGTTAACCCTTGGAACAGATTAAAAGCACAAGGATTATTTTTTTGGTCGTGTGGAGAAAATATTGCTACTTTTACCGCAAATTTAGTTTCGAAAGATGGCTGGGTGGATATGGAAGATTTATCAAAACAAGTTTTAACTCAATGGATTAACTCTCCTAGTCACCATTGGTTGTTGTTACATGAAAAACCTAACAGGGGAGCGATAGCGGTATATATTGACTCCGGAGTGGTATTTGTAGTATTAAATGTTATAGAGAAATAAAAAATCCCCGTTAGGGGATTTTATTTATATTAATTCTGAGCTATTTTTTCACAAGGATTAAATGGTCCAAATAATGGAACCATTTGTTTATAACTCTTAGCTTGAGCGTAACTTTTTACTGTACTCGCTTCCGCATCTAGTAAAGTTTCACCCCTACCATTTACCATGGTTATAAAAGGTACTTCAGAATGAGGGTCAGAAGCCATACCTTTAATTTGTAATGTTAATTCACCAGGGTTCCACTTTCCTGTTTCTGCAGCATTTATTATTTCTTCTACTGTTTCTTTTGATACTGTGAATGTTCCTCTTCTACTCAAACCGTTGTTTCCGTTATTTAAGTTTACTATTCCTACTTCTACGTCATTGAAGAAAAATTTAAATTTTGCTCTATCACACTTATGGTACGTTGTGCTTGCCCGTCCACCATTAAATTCTTTTACAGAATCTGCTAATCCGTCATAGCTAAGTTGCTTACCCTTTGCTAGTTTATATGTAACATAGTAACCTACAGTTATTTTAAGATTATTT